TGCACCTTTGCCGGAAGTGTAATAAGTAGCATTTGAAAGATCAAGCTTATGCCTGGTCATTTCTTTTCTAGCTTCAAGCTGTTCTTCTACTGTGCCGTTTAATTTTTTGTAAATCCCGTTGACTTTCTCAGTTTCTTTACCAAACAGCTTATATGTTGAAATTGCATTACTTCTCAACTCATTGTCAATTTCTTCTGACGTAAGAAGGAATTGATTTGCAGAATAATCTGTTCCTTCAAACGCTGCTTGAAGCTGTTGGAATTCATCGCTTGTTTCTTCAATTCCTTTAAATTGTTTAAAATCAAGCCCTTTGCCGTTGAGAATTTCAATCATCTGAAGATAGTCTTCGCCGCCATTAACTCCGGAAAGAACATCTGAATAAAATCCGGTGTTGTTTGACTTACGAATTTGTTCGACAGAAGTCCCTTGACCAACGTCGTTCATAATTCCTTCAAACATACGAAGTCTATCTGCATCTGTTAATCCCTGTTTACCAAGCAGTGCATTATCATAAAGCGCTTCAACATAATCTCTGTTGTATCCTTCGTATTGACCGAATAAATCAAATTCGCCAGGATTTGTTGGCTCTTTATTGTTATGGTTTATTAACCACGCTGCTCTATCTGAAGTATTTGTTAAACCTTGATATTCATCGTATAATTGTTTATCAGCTTTGTATTGAACAGCATAGTTTTTGGCAATTTGTGCAACTTCATTATTTCCGATAAATGCTTCAAATGCTTTATAATTTTCGTCAGTGACTTCACCGCCGATAAATTCTTCTGCTCGCGCTGTTTCTTGACCTGTTGTTAATACTTCTTTGAATCCTTTTAATCCATTAGATGCTTCAGAAGCCGCTTCTTTTAAAACTTTAAGAACGTCAGCCGCTTCATATCCATTCTTTTCAAGATCGCTGAAGTCAAAACCATCCTCTCCGATCTTAACACCCATATCAGCAAGCTTATTACTAAGGTCGCTAGATGATTCAATAAAGTCTTTCCAGTCGTTTGCATCTGCGCTGCCAACAACATCCAATAAGTCATCAAAATTATTAACTGTTTTGTCATTTAGAGATGTAAATAATCTTTCAGCTGCATAAGCACCTTTGTTTTGTTGCCGACGTTGAAGTTGCTGATATGCAAAAGCTCCACTTAAAGAAATATTATTAAGTTCAGCTTCTTTAAGAGCATCTTGCTCTGCTGCGTTTTCCTTAGCCTTTTGTACTTCAGCATCTGCCATTTGTTTAGCTTCAGCTAAGGCTGTTTCATCGTATAAAGGTTCTTCACCTGCTTCTGTTAATGCTTTGTTTAAATCAAGCATCCGTAAATATTCAACAGAATATTCTCCGAGTTTCGCGGCTGCGGCTGTATACTCATTCTCTCTGTCTTTAGTGTTAGCAGTTAAGTCACCTTTAAGAATTTCTTCTGCCCAGGAAGCTAATTGAGAATTTGTGTATAACGCTTCTTTGTTGCCAAAATAATCGTTTCGTGTAACACTGCCTGTACCGCTGTGTATAAACGAATGGCCTACAGATGCTTCACGTTTTAAAGTTTCTGTATCGCTAAAGTTCCCATTTTTATCATAAACATTTCCAAATTCATCTACAGTATATCCAGCCGGGATTTTATATTCACTGTAATCTCCGTTTTTAACATACGCATATCCTTCAAGTTTTGCATCCCTTAAAATTTCATCTGCTTGTTCTTTTGTTGCTGCATTTTCATATCTTTCTTGCCAAGTCCTTGCACGATATTTTCTGTCATTTTGCTCTGTCCGTCTTGCAAGTTCAAGGTTAGCTTGTCTATTTGCGTAATATTGTTCTTCGGACATATTGAGAACAGACATTGCAGCTTCATCTTGTTCTTGCATAGTGCCGTTATAAAGCTTTGCTGATTTTTGCTTATTCTCAAACGCTTCGGTGCGATACTGCATAAGAACTTCAATAGCAATATGACCGCCTTTTTGAAGCTTTTCAAGTTCTGTAGCGGTTCCTTCTGCTATTTTACCAGCCTCTTCAAGATCACTAATTCCAGAAACACTCATCTGAATTTTTACGTTACGAAGTAAGTTTTGTCCTTCCTGAGAATTACGCTGCTCTTCTGTCATCTGCATATACTGTTTTAAAGCAGGATATTTACTTTCAAGAGCACTCCATTCATCTGTAGTCCACTCAGTCATCTTTTCTTGAGCTTCTGCCCAATCTTTAAATCCGCCGGAGAGAATTTGCTGCGCTAATCCTGTTGTTTCAACACCGGTAAACATTTTCCCGGTTCCTATCTTTAATCCTTTTTCGGCAAGAATACGACGATATTCGTCATACAACGCTTTATTTTGCTCGAGGGTTCCTGCTGCAAGTTCATCTAAAATTAAATCTGCGTTATCTCCAAAGAAAGACTGCCATTGTTTATATGCATCAGAAGTTAATCCTTCTTTTCTAAATGATTCTACAGCAGCACGATTACCGCTAAACATAGAACCGAATGAACGCATTAAATCAGCTCGTGATTGTGGAGTTGACTTGCCGACAATTTCTTCCTGTAAGGATTTTACAAGAGCATCATAATCATTAGCAAGATAAGCTGCCATAGCATTAGAGTTGCCAGAAATTGCGTTAGCAAGATCTGCGTCCCATCCACCTTCTTTTGCAGCTTGTTCGAGCTTATATATGCTGCCATAAGTTTCAATTCCTTGTTCAGAAGCTTTTTTGGAAAGATCTTCTGTCATACTTATAATATCTTTTTCAGTTACTGGCATTCCATGCCCAATTAATGATCTAGCTTTGTCTTTTGCAATCTCTCGCTGTTCTGCTTCTGTAAGAAGATTGAATCCAGCACCTTCGTTATATCCATATATAATATTCTTCAATAAATTTTGTCTATTATTTGCGTTTGCTTCTTGTTGTTTCGCGGATAATAACTGTCGATTTGTTTGATAAGCAACGTTTCCGTTTTTATCTTTAATTTCATCAAATTTAACATTATGCGTCCTTGCATATTCTACTGCTTTATCATAATCGTTAAACCACGTATTACTGTCTTTTTCATTTATGTGGTATGCGAAATCTCTATAGTCTCCATATTCTGCAACATATTCATTTAAGAAACTAGAAGTATTATCTAGCCAACTGTTAAGGAATTTACTTACAAACGTTTTTAAAGCTTCTGTATCGTAGTTACCATCAGCATTAATTAAATCTGGATTGTTTTTGATTTCACTTTCAAGTCCACGCAAAAATAAAGTTTGTACATCTTCAGCGCTAAATCGATCATTTGCCATCATAGCAAAATCATCCGCTAAAACTTCTGGTAACTTTTCTTTCAAGAAAGTCCTTGAAGCAGAACGCCTTGCAGCATATTCAGTTGAATTGACTTGATCGTTAGCATACTCTTTTGCTAAGTTAGATATTATTTCTTCGTTTTCGTTTAAATACGAATAATTAATCTCTCCATTTTTAAATATATTTTTTCTTACTTCTGGATTCGTATTACCAATCCACGATTGAAGCACTTTACTTCCGGAAGCCAACTGCGCAAACATCAGAGCGTTTTCGCGTGTATTCTCTTGTGTATTAAATTTATCCCAAATTACTTCTCCATTTTCAGAAATATAATTCGCAAATCTATTCAAAGAATCTTCATCTTTGTATGACTTGGAAAGGAACGCTGCCGCAGCATTAATATCGTCTCTTGTTTTATTTGCATTAATGTCATTAAGTATGCGAACAAGTCCGCCAGAAGCCCACTCAACAAAAGAATCAGAATCGTAAGGCCGTTCAATAGATTTATTATCAAGTTGATTAATTACTTCTGAATTTAAATAAGGTTTGGCGTATTTTGCGAAATTAGGATTGTTTCTATATGCTTCAGTTAAAGCAATTGCTTGTTCTTCTTTTGTACCTTCAGATAATAGTTTATCAGGATTTACATCGAGAACAATGCCGCTAAATAAATCATTGTTTGAATTATATAAGACCGAAGAACCTTTGCCATAATAAGCTTTTTTAAATTCACTTTCTGCTTCCTGTGCGCCTTCCAATGAAGAAATTTTAAGCTTTCGGTCTAACACGTAATCTCCATACAGATTCTCATCAATATAATCAAGAGTTTTCTTCACAACATCTCGTTGCCCAGTTGTAGCGAATTGGTCTACTTTTTCTTTTGCTTCTTTGACGACGTCGGACCATTTGCTTAAATCTGTTATAGACTCTTTAACGGCACTTGAGACATTTGGGAAAATATCAGCAAGATTCTGAAGAGCAACTTTGAGGTTATCTGTATTTTCTCCATTATCAAGTTTTTCCCATTCTTTACCTGCCTCTTTAACTTTATCGATTGCTTTGTTCGCATCAGAAACTGTAGCATCATTAATCTTTCTAGTAGAAGATATATTGCTTAATGCTTGTTGATTTTGTTCAGCAAGAAGTTCGTCTTCAGATTTTCCTTCAAACAAAGAACTTAAAGTTAATCCAGAAGCAATCGCTATTCCGCCACCAATTAGTAAACCTATAAGACTAGCAATGGGCGCAACGGCTGTTTTTGCTGCTATACATGTAGCAGCTATTCCAGCTATTCCAGAGATAATAGCACCAGTAACCAATCCTATTTGACCAGCAGTATCGCTAGATGCAACATCAGCTATTTTCTGTAAGAATCCAGAAATAAGATCAATAGCGCCAGTAATTGCACCAGCGTTTGTAAAACTTTCTACAACCGCATCCCACGAGCTTTTTAACTTGTCCATAGCGGCTGATAGACTTTGCATAGCAATTTCATACTTGGATTGTGTAATACCTTCGGAACCTTCAGCAAGTCCTAAGTACTTTTCAAGCGTAGCACCGCTATCTTCAGACATACCCTCCATTAATGTAGAGAACACATTTGTTTGACGAGTGCCAGCCATTGCATTCATGACAATGTTCTTCTGAGCGTCACTTAAGTTTTGCCATACCTTAGACAAGTCAAGCAACACATCATAAGCAGTGCGCATCTTGCCAATAGCTTTATTATCCCAGAGGTCTACACCAACAGAGGCTAATGCTGCTTCTGCGTCACTCGCAGTTGTTTTTTTGCCGTTCTGATCAGCCGTCCATCCACTGACAGACATTCTTCTCATACGAGAGAACACTGTTTGTAATGCAGTACCTACTTGCGTTCCGCTTAATTGCGTATCAGATGTGCCAATAGTTAAAAGAGCGGTAAGTTCTGCATAAGATACGCCTGCAACTTTAGCGGATGCTGCAGCTTTTTGCATACCTTTACCAATTTCAGCCGCAGTTGTTGCAGCGTTATCGCCTAAAGCAACCAATGCATCCATTGCTTCATTGGCAGAAGCTACTAAGTCGTTTTGAAGAGCAGTAGTAATAATCTTTGTTGCTTCTTGCACATTAAGCTTGGTAACAGTGGCAAATTTTATAATAGAATCTGTACGAGCAGAAACTTCCTGGTCACTTAAACCCTGACGGTAAAGTGCTGCTTCAACATTAGAAACGTTAGAGACGGACGTCCTTAATCCAAGAGCTTTGTTTATTGTTTGAGAACGAATTCCTTGCATTTCTTTATCTGACTTAAGGGTAATGGTTTGGATTTCGTTCATTGAAGCATCAAATTGTTTTATAAACTGTTTTGTCTCTTGAAGAGTCTTTTGGAAAAGGCGACGACCAAGACGAGAAGCAACCATGCCCAACGTTTGACCAAATGCTCCGAAAACAGCCTGAGCAGTCTGAGCACCGTTATTTAATTGATCAAGCTGATCTTTAGCTTCTTTAGAGGCTTTGTCTAAATTTTGAAGTTGTTGTGCCGTTTGGTCATAATTAAATTGAGCTTTGTTTATACGTTCTTCATCGCCTGATTTTTTTGCAAGTTCAAGTTCTTTTGCGTAATAATTCTGTTGTCTTTGTATGGATTTACGTTGATCTTCAATATTTTGAATTTCTTGTTCTTTAGCGTCTCTGCGTTGTTCAGCCCCATACATAGCCTGAACAATACGAGAACGAGAATAGCGCATTTGCTGTTGCCTGTTTTGGCGATCAAATTGATGACGCATATTACGAACACGGACATCACCCTGATCAACAAGATTAAGACGTGCATTTTCTCGTTGAAGATCTTGTAATTCCTTGCTTTCGGTTATTTCTTGTTTAATCTGCGCTTTAAGAGTGTCGTCTTGATGTGTTTTCCAAAATTCTTCTCTTGCATCTTTGTCTAAAGTTGCTGCATATTCTTGTGCTTGTTTTTTTCGCTGCAAGAATATTGCATTTATACTATCTTCTTCAGACATTCCTTTTCCGGAATATAATCTATCTATTGAACCCCTTTTTAACTGATCTTCTGTGTCTTCAATTTCTTTTTGCATTCTTTGCTCTTCTTCGAATTGAGCATATTCTTGCATCTTTTTTCTACGACGAGGAGTATCTTTATAAATCTTATCAAGTTTCTTTCGTATTTTATTATATTTTTCAGTATCTCCAGAAAGTTCTGCTTCATATAATTCTTGGCGCAAAGGATTTAAATTTTCATCACGAGTTTCGTCGTATTCTTTTTTTATTTTATCTAAATATTCTCTTTGTTTATCTGATCTTTTTTTAGCACGTTCTCCACCAACAAGGCCGATAGATTTTTCGTATTCTGTTCGTGCAACTTCTTCTAATGCGCTTGTATTGTTAAGTGCATTAAAAGCTTCAATTAAATTATCGTGACTGTTATCTCTAAGTTCTTCAAATATTTGTCGTGCTTTTGATCCGTGTTTTAAAACAAGTTGTCCTTTATCGTCTTTTTGTGCAAGCTTTTTACTGTATTCATCAAGATCATGCTCTTGTTGTTTAACATATTGCTCAAGAGCATCATATCTATTTTGATAATATTGTTCAATTTCATCTTCAGCAGTTGGTTCATTGTTATTTGAAATTAGTTTTTGTAAATTTTTATTATTTTCTTTTATGGCTCTGTTTTTAAAATCTGGCAATAATGAATCAAATGTTTCTAATGCTATTTCTTTATCTTTACCAGCTTCAATATACGCATCACGATATTCATCATTGAGCCATTTTTGATTAACAGCATCATAAACATCTTTATTTTCTTTTAAGCCTTCACGAATAGATTCAGCGTCTAAAATACGCTTTCTAACAGCATTAAAAGCCGCTAAAGGTTTTGACTCTTTTACGCCAAAAAATTGTTCTTGTATATAAGAGTTAATATCCTTAAAAGAATTTTGTGCAGCAAGAAGTTCGCCTTGATTAAGTGTCTCTCTGGCTCTATTAATTTTTTGTTGATACTCAAGCAATGATAATATGGCCCCAGAATCTCCTTTTTCTTTTGCTTGTCCTATTAATTGATCTATCGTTTCAGGATCAATCATTTCATCAAGCATTCTACGAGAAGATGCATATTTGCTGTATCCACCAACTTCTCTATCGCCATAGCGACGAATTGCGGCATATCCTGTGCTTGAAATTTCTCTTAACGTATCTTCGTCTTTATTGAATTTATCGGCAAGATAATTAGAATACCAACTTCCTCTTGCATCATCTTTTGTTAATCCACGAACTGCTTCTTCTGTAGATTTCTTTTGGATATGTTCTTGTTCGATTCCGTACTTTTTAGCAACTTCTGCAACAAGGCGTCTTTGAGCAGAAACAAGTTCTTCATCGCTTGCAAACAATTTTGACTGAATAGATTCTTTGTATCTCGAAGATAATTCTTGTGCGGCATCTTGGCTAAATGAAAATTTATATCCTTTTCCGGCTTGCGTATCAAAACCAAAAACACTACCAAATTTTAAATTTCCTTTATTGTCAAGATATTGATCCCAACCAAGTTTTTTAGCTTCTGCTCTTTGTCCGGAATTTCTGAATTGCTGAACTTTTTCCTGAATATCAGCTGCATAAATCATCATTTGGTAAAGACTATCATAAGCACCTTGTTCTCCAGATTTGTAGTCTAACATATGGTACTTTCCATCTTTACCCTGAAGAATTAAATCAGGAGCAAATGTACCAACTTTATCGATTTCTTCTCCTGTTGGGCTTTTTATCTTTGTTCTAAGAACTGTACCACGACCAAAGTAATCATCTGGTACGGTTTCCCTAGAATTCATTTTTTCGCCTTTTTTATTAATGTTAAAACCTTCTATGTTGGCAACACGATATCCGTTAGAAGTAATATAATTATACAAATTCGAAAGAGAGCCGCCTTCATATTTTTGAGTCTTTTCATTCCATGTTCCTAAGGCTCCTCTTATACCTTCGTTGATTGAATTATCTGCACCTTCTACCGTATATACTCCTGTTTTTTCATCCCTTTTAAGAGAGTACCCTAATTTTCTAAATGGCGAGCTTGTACTGCTATCTGCAGCAGTTAACATTCCCTCATAAATCTTTGCGATATCAGCAGTTTCGCCTTTTGCGTATTGCAACAATGCTTCTTCGAAAGATTCATGTCGAATTTTACCCATTATTGTCGCAATAGATTCTGAATAACCCGGGACCCATTCATGGCGAGTGTCCATTTCTCTTGCAAGAATTTCTGCTTTTTGACTTTTAATACCTTCAACATTATGAGGCCATGGGAAAAAGTCAACAGTTTTCTTTGGCAGTTTGTCTCTGACCATTTCGCCATTCTCATTAAATTCAAAACCTTCAATGCCTTTAAGTCTAAATTGATCTTTAGCAAGATTTTCATACAACCAAGGAGTTACATCTGAAAAGTTAATTTTGCCCGCTTTAACTAAATCTGTAGACAAAGCAGGTCCAAGCATAGCCATAACACCGTTGGTCATATTTACATTATTTGTCTTAGCTAATGCAAGATTTGCTTCATATCTTTTGCGAACTTCTTCGTCCATTTCCTTTTGTTCTGTTTCCCAGTTTTCTTTTGCGATTTGGAAAGGAAGAGAAAGATCAGATGTTAAAGTTTTATATAATCCAATTTTCTTATCTAAACCAATAATTCTTTTATCATCTTCAGTAACACCAGATTTAATAAGTCGTGTTCTTTCATTTTCCAGTTCTTCTGTTTGTGCTAAAAAATCTTCATGCAAAGAACCGGATGTTTCTACTTGGTGAAGTCTTTTGACAAACTGATTTAAACGATGTTGTTCTTCTGCCAAAGCTTCAGGATCTCTGTTTGCTTTTCTATCTTTTTCAAGAGAATTTTGCCATCTTACCGCAATTAATCTCGCATTTGAAATATCGTCTTTTGAAGTTAAACGAATGCCACCTTCTATGTTTTTAAACATATCAGCATAAGCTCTGGCAGCTTGCGCTTCAAAAGAATTTGAATAACCATACTGTTCAAACAACCAACTATCAAGATCACTACCAAACCGTTTACCAACATCGCTACCATTTCTTTTATTTCTAAAGTTAGAAACAATATCGAATAATGTTCCTGTATCTTGAATTTCTGGAAGTCTTGTAGCAAACAAGTCTGGATGAGCGTTTTCAGAGCCTTGCCCGTAAGCGTTAATCTGTTTGATAAACCTTCTGAACAATCCACCTTCCATTGCTTGTTTTGAAGCGTGCACACCAAGATTTACAATCTTGCCTTCTTTCATAGCTTCAGAAGTATTTTTATCATATGCGTCGATAGCTTCTGCTATCGCTATCCATTTATCAGGATCGTTATCGGACAAGTCTGCGAGAGAGTTTCTTATTGCAGCTGTAGCTTGACCCATACCAATTTGAGCGGTAAAGTGATCAGCGCCAAAATTAGTAAAAGCTTGTAAGTCATTTTCAAGTCTTTTTTTTTCTTCTGGAGAAGCTGTGTCCATTTGTGACATTATTTTCTCTCTTGCTCGTTGTACATAATCTTGAATTTGTTGCATTCGAGCAAATTGATTGTCGTTTAAACCTCTGATAACCCAAGCAGTATCTCCATCGTAGTCACCTGTCATTAATTTATATTGAAGACTTGGGTCTGTAAATATAGTATCAGAATAATCAACACCAAGTGCATCCAAAGCTTTCTGCATAGCTTCTATGTCACCCAAGTTTTGTACGCCTATCCCATATTCGCCAGGGCCAGCTGGCATACGAGATAACATAAGCTTTGCAGCTATTGCATTATTTCGTAACGCTTCTTGTTGTTTTCCGTTTAACGTTTTCATAAATACACGATCTTCATCGCCTTGATACGAAAACAATTTTCTATAATCATTATTATCTGAAACCTTTACATCAAAACCTTGTTCAAAAATATTTCCAAATATAGAACCAGGCAAAACACCAGTTAAAAGATTATCTATCCCATACTGAGGAAGAAACAAGTGTCCTTGTTGTTGCTTAGAAGCATAATCATTAATGTGTGATCTGATTAACCTATCTGCAAGATCACTGTCATATAACCCTTCTTGGACAAGACGTCTTCCGTAAGCTGTTGTATTTAAAAAGTTTATTCTTGCATTTTTATCTGTCTCAAGTTTATGAATGTATTCGTTATAATTTTCATTAGATTGATCTTTTAAATCCCCAACTTCAAGACCCATAGCTGTTGCAAGAGATTCAGGTATAAAATCTTTATCAGTACGAAAGTCATATCCAGTTTTGTTAATCCAATAGCCACCAGATTCTTTAACAGCTGCTTCAAAATATCTGCGTTGTTGGTCTGCTGATAATTCAACAGTTCCATCTCCGCGATCTTTTACCCATTTTTCTCCACGAAATAAACCATCTTTATTTGTAAAAGCATTTTTTGAAATAATTCTATACTTATCGTTGTTCTTTATCGTAGATTCGGCAATCAGAGCATCATATTTTTTATCCATGATATCATAAAAATATGTGTTTCTGATTCGTTCAAGCTCATTTTTTTCATCTTCAGAAATAGGTCCATTGTTGGCTTTTCTTTGAAGTTCATTTATTCTATCAATATATGATTGCGCTTCTTCTTTTTCTAAGCCAACCATAGGCATATAAAAAGAATAATCCTGAGGAACACCGTTGCTTCCATTTTTAACAATTAATCCTGAATTTCTTTTGTCTCCAGTTGTTGCTTTTTTGTATGCACTTTCTAATATGCCAGATTCGTATAATAATTTTCGCCAGTCCGTTGCTTGACCCATAAATTTTCCAACAATACCAGCACGCATCTGCGCATTGACACCAAGAACGCTTGGATCAAAAAGAGCAAGACCATCCAGACGCTGACTTTGACGCATAAATTGATTGTTTTTTGGTATTCCAAGATATTCATATAACTGCTCAAAGTCTACCAAAGCAGCAGAAGGAGATTTTGCATATCCTAATTCTGCATAACGAAATCCTGGCGTTGCCTTTTTCTTGGACAAGTCAATTTGTTTTGCCGCATTTTTATAATCACCAGATATAAACAAACCGCCTGTGTTCATGTTATCAAATGGATTTGCCATACCATATTTAGCAAAATTACTTACTATAGCATCATAATCCTTTTTACGAATCATTGTAAGTGATTCTGCATCACCCATAGCAGCAATATATTCATTATCATCGTTTTCTTTTTCGCCAGGACGAGTGTAGTGAGCTGTTTCTTTTCTAGCAAAAAGACGATTAATGCGATCAGCTTCTGTCTGTTTTTCAGGATCTACAATCATCCTTGTCCCATTTTTTTCTCTTATTTGTTTATATAAATGTGACGTGCTTATTCTGACAACCTTTGGTGTTTGATAATTTGCTTCTCCTTCGTCAGTTCTCCCATATCCGTATGTATTGTGCCCATGCATTCCAAGCAAATATGTAAGAGCACTGTTACCTATTGTTGCAAACTGATCATCTTTCGACTCTTGAACACCATTTGTCTTTTGCCAAGATGGATCTCTCCATACAAGATTTCCATTTTGATCCAAATGTGTTTTAGGAACAACATACTGATTAGCAACACCAAGCGTTTGAATTTTAGGAGCATTTTTATTGAAGCGTCTATAGTTTTTCCCAGAGCCAACAAAACCAAACAAGTCTCTATAATTCTTTAAAGATTCTCTTGTTGTACCAAACGGAACGTATCCATAAGCATTTGGATCAAGTCCAGATTGTCCGCTTAAAATTTCCATTAGTTCAAGAGCATCGTTAAAAATATTATTGTTTCTGTTTAATAGTTTCTGTTGTTGTGTTTGATCGTTTCTTTGAATGTAATGATAGGGTAAAGAACTCTTTGCTTCACCAGCAACTTGAGCAACAATACCAGCCATTGTATCGAATTGTGCTTTTCTTGCATTACCAGTAAACTGATAAGAACCGTTTCTAGCACGTACAAGTCCTACATCCTGTCCAATCTTAATAGCTTGCTGGTTTCCGTTCCGAACAAGCTGCATAAATTTTTTGTAAACTTCTTCATCTACGGCTTGTTTACCTATATTTTTAGCGATAATATTTGTTTCTTTTGAACTATTCGGTCTTCCGTAATTAATATATGCTTTTTTAAATACTTCAGGCATTTGATCTGTTACATATTGATACTCGCTGCCTTTAAGTCCAGCCGCTTTAAGAATCTCTAAATTATCTCTATATGCATTGCTTCTTGTTGCAACAATTGCTCCTTTTGCAATTTGTGCAAGTTGCTGTTGCGTAGGATTATATCCTTTAATAGATGATCCAACTGTATTTTTAAATATATCCTCATTTGCAATAAAGTTTGCTAATTCACTTAATCTTGGAGTAGATTTTGTTGCTTTTCTATATTCGTCCGTTTTAGCTCTAACAATAGAAGAAAGAGCTGGCATGATTTCGCCAAGCTGATCTGCATTTAATCCTGTTTCACGATGCGCGTTGTTGACAATTCTTAACATTCTAATCATGTCGGCAGAAGCAGACTGACCAGTCACAGAGGCAAGTTTTATTGATTTTTCAGCTTGCGTATATGCGTTAATGTTTTTTGGACCTTTTGACAATCCTCTATCAACTTCTGCATTTAATGTTTTTATGCTTGATAACATTGTGCGGTATGCAGATTCAAACATTCGTGTCATACCGTCTGTAATGTTTCCAAGATCAATAGAAGAAGAAAAACTATTCAACGTTTTTCTCATTTGAGCAATTGCATTGTTTGCAGTCATTATTGAGTTAGCAAACGAATCAAAAGCTTCACCAGAACCTAATAATGATTTATCAGAATTTAACTGTTCAACAGCCGGAGCAAACGATTTTTCAATTTTCCCAATAGAAGAAAGTTTTTCATCTGCATCTTTTTTAAAATTGCTTATTGATTGTAATGCTTTTTCGCCATTAACTTCGAGATCAATTTGTATTGTTGGATTACTCATAGCTTTATTCCTCCTTTATAGTTTTTTGTATAATATATTTTTTAAGTAATTAATTATCTATATAAACATGCAACAAAATAAATTTGAAAACATGATAGTTTCAAAATTAAAAATAGGGGAGTGCCTTTAATGGCACTCCCCGTATTATTATGAGTTTTTAAATTTATCCCACTCGATTTGTTCGTCTGATTTCTGCTGTTCATGATTAGTTTTCATGAATTCGATTACTTGTTTAATATAATCAGTTTCTTCCTGAAGCATAGTAGGCTCAACCTGAGTAGTAATCAGATCATATAACCAATCAATTACTGCTGGTTTCTTGGAATTGATTGTGTTACGTTTTTCAACTTCTAATTTTAAAACATCTTCAACAATATCCGGTTCTGTTTCAAAGTCACTTACATCATTAAAAAATAAACCATTGTCATGTAAAATATTTCTCCATAAAGGCTCTAAATACCATAATCCATTATCAGCTTCAACAATGGTTTCATTAATAGCTTTATTTATAAATTCTGTATATAACATATCAATTCTCCTTTGACTCTCCTTCAAATGTAACCGTTTTTATCTTATACCCAAACAATAGTTCTTCTTCCGAATAATGTATTGTATCTATGTCAATTCTTCCGTATTTATTATGGCGGTACATAACTATAGCATCACTTGGTTGCTTTTTAAGATTTTCGATAAGTTCTTTTACCGTCATAACATTCACTCCAATTCTACAGCAGTCCCTGATGTATATCCTATTTCATCAAGATAATACATAGATTCTACAAGCCTTATATTATGAATTTCTTTTTCTACAGATACAACGGGCAGATCCATTGGATATTCTTCAAGTTCTTCAATTAGTTCCCTTACTGTCATTGGAGACACCTTCTTTTTTCCACGGAAATAAAAAATTCAACCAATTCTTTTTTTCCTCAGGAAGCGCGTTTGTAACAGTAATAGGTTCTTCAAGAACAACTTTTTCAACTATTTGCTTAGGTTCTTCTTTAATTAAAGATTTTTCATACTTTTCCTTTTCAATTTTAAGATCTTCTTCTTCGGCTTTTTTGTCAAACGTATAAGGATTTTTAGGATTGAGTTCGCATAATTTCATTGCGTGCTCAACCATTCTACGCCGATTGATTTTCTGATCAATATCATGACGACTATAAATTGTATAACATCTTTTCATTTGAAAAAATTCTTCAAAAGGAAGAGTGCCATACTCAAAAGGATTTACTTCTTCAAGCTGTAACCAACAATGAGCACATTGTTCAACATTACTTTTATTTCCTTCTGCATATCCTTGCTTCATTAGTTTAAACATTTTATACTTTTGATTATTTACATTCATTTTTCTTCACTCCTTATATTGGCAGTCCTTCAGCCCAGCTAATATCACCAAGCTGTGCTTTAAGCGCCTGTTTTGCGTTGTCTTTGTTTTTATTGTCAATGATTTTGATTTGTCCAGTAAGACCCATAATTCCACCGCCAGTTCCACCGCCAGTTTTGATAAGCGGATTAGCAGCTTGAACAATTTTAGCAGAGTCTTTTGCGAACGAGTTCCCGTATATATTAGAGATAGACTCATAATTGATTCGCTTACCAAGTGCTTCTAACACACTGTTAAACCAAATATAAGCCATATCGTTGATTTTATTTTCGTCTACTTCGCCCAGGTGAGCGGCTACAGCAGCTGCTGCTTCGTCTAAACTTAATGCTTCGCCTGCGCCTGGGCTTCCTTGTTTTTTCTTGCTTGCTCTTCTTTTTCGTCTATGTGATTCAACCGACCAAATATTTTACATATTCTGTCGATAGTATCAGCATCAAGTTCGTCATAATTATCTCTTACAAAATTTCTGTCATCAAAAGCTGCAACAAGAAAGTCATACAACAACTGATCAGCGTCTCTTGTTTCATCAATAATTCCTTTGCCATAAGTTAACAATTCATGCAAAGGAACTGCTTTGATAATTCCATATGCCGATGCGGCTTTATTTCTGAAATATTTGAGTTTTGTTGGTTTTAATTCAATTTTTTTATTTCCGACCATAACACAGTTTTCTTCTAAAACATCAGAGGGTTTTTCGATCTTTTCTGGGGAAGCTTCTGGAGTTTCCTCTTTAACAGGAGATTCTGCAGGTTTGTCTGTGCGTTTTGGAGATTCTGTTGGTTGATCGTTTTTTAATGCAGATTCTCTTGGATTTTCTGTATTCAGTTTTGTTTCGCTTGGCATTTCAATTTTTTCTCTTATGCTGGTTGGCAATTCTTTGCCTTCACTAGGTGTTGGTATTTTATTCATAACCTTTCTCCCTTCAAGTAAAAAAAAAGGGGAATACTGTTGTTACAGTATTCCCCTAAGATTAAATCCTACTGTAACCTTTATATAAAACCTTAAGCAAGATTATAATCAAGCGTTCTTAATATACGCAATGGAGTAGCAAGCCTGGTCTTCACGCTTCGCGTCCATAGCAGCAACCGTGAACTGGAAGGTGTTGGCAGTCTTGTAAGAAGCATCGAAACCAGGCTGAGCCGTCACACGGCACTTGTACACACGTACATACACATGACCGATAATAGAGCTATCGGTGCAGTCATCGCCGTTGCCGTACACCGGGTAAACCATAACGGCTTCACCCATAGCGGAGCTCTGGTTGGTGATGTTGGCTTCCTGAGCCGCTTTGTAATAGAAGTAGTTGACTTCCACCTTGCCACCTTCAACATCGCTCGCAGCGAAGGTGATCTTTGCAGGATTTGCACCAGCAGCAGCGGTAACTTTGAAATAACCTGCAGTCGGACTCTGAGCAGTTTCTTCCATACCAGCAATAGACACAGAGCCGGGTACCGGATCTTCTGCCAGAGCGACCTCGTTCTGACCGTCGAGAGTCAGGACTTCAGTCTTCGGAACTTCGTAGTTAGCATTGGCAACGAAGTTGGTAGCGTTCGTCATAACGAACAGGTCAGCTTCGAATTTACCGGAAGTACACTGCATTTCAAAGGTGGACTGACCCGGTAAGTAAGCAACTGGGAACAGAGACCAACCAGCATTGATTTCAGTGTACTGTACGTTAGGAGTAACGGTAGCAGCGGTCAGTTCATCGAAATAGAACATCCGCCCATCGCAGCGTTTAAACCACATCCGCGGTACGTCAGCGATATAGCCCTGAAACTCAGGAATGTAAGTAGCCATAGTACATGACCTCTTTCTTTGTGTATTTATAACAAACATCAAGCTTCTGAGCTTCCCCTCTCTTTAGCTTTCAGTTGGTTATACTTATTAAGAGGCCTTCAGATAACCTTTGATGCAATATTTATTAGCCACCTTGTATCATGGCGGCAGTTATAACTGTTAATAAACTTTCATGTAATAAAACGCAATGGTTTTACGATGATAACCTGTAACTCTTGTTCCTCCGTCCCAATCTCCTGCGATCCAGAAACGATATCCTGTTTCGTGAAGATAACGTTCGTTTGTTAACAACTTATATAGTCTTTCAACAATTAACTGGTCACGAGTTATAAGACGATCATCGCCTATATTTCGCATTTCACTATCTTTTACATAAATATCAAACATCATTAAGTTCTTTTTAATATTAGGAACTTCTGTTTCATATCCTTGTGTATCTGAATAAACTATACGTACTGCTTCGTCTGTAAGTAATTTGTTAGAATATCCAGCCTGAATAAAATAACGTTCAACAAATTGAATAATACCAGTTTTAGGAGGCATCTTCATTAAGGTTTTGAGTTCATGGTCGGGCCATATAACTTTACGAATAATGGTATTCCATGCGTTAATCCAGCCCATCATGGATCATCACCTCCTATATTCCGCAGTTGTTCCGTTATAAATGGTTTTACAACCAATTCTGCAATTTCTGATTTGCTTTCGCTTACCGCATTTTGCGTTGCGTCTGGAGCCATTATTTCTGCAATATGATATGCCTCATCTTCTCCTGCTAAAGTAGGAAGTTCAAGATCCGGTAATGGTGTTCCCCATAGGTGCGAAGGAACTTGGCTTTTATATGTAGACCCATCTACATTATGTGCTATACCATTGTCGCCGCCCAGAACAGGAGTACCATGGTTCTTAAGATATTCGAGAAGATAAGCATCAGATGCTTTTATTTTAAACGAAATTGAATCGCCTTTTTGTTCAACATCACAGATTAATTCACTCATTTCAGACACAAACTCTTCTGCAGCTTCTGGGTTCATTTGCGAAGCCAGTGCTTCTGCCCGACTTTTAATGGCTATGTTTATTGGTTCTACATCAACGTAAGATATAACAATATCTGCTATATTATTCGTAGCCATGTAAACCACCAGCCGCTCTTTTAGCTTGAAGTTTCAGTGTTCCATATTCTCCAGTGATATCAACACCAACTTCATTAACATCTACAATTTCATACGTATTGTCAGCCCAATCAAAATAATTCCCAATAAGGATGTTCTTTGTTTGAGCATTAAATTGTACTGTCATTAATGTTAATATTCCGGCAATTGTACCAGGAGTTCCGGAAACAGCAACATATTCAGGACGCCCGTCATACCTGTATGCATTAGCAGGAATACTGTTTACAATAATCTTTTTATTGTTCTTTTTATTGTTTTCAGCATGTTTTGAATATTTTTCACCGCTGATTACGTATCCCTCGTCATCTACAAGATAACCTTCTTCGTCTACTGTTGCGTTTTGATACTCATACACTTCAAGCATCATATTGCATCTTAAAGCCCGTGAAGGAGCGTTATTTGATTCTTTATGGATTGCCCAGTCCAGAATATAAATAGTACCATCCGGTTCTATAACCATATCGCCTTTACGAATATCGTCTTTTAAAGAAAAACGTATATTCATATTATTATCGGTATTTTCATATCTGGATTTAGTTGCATCAGGATATATTTCTGCGCGAACATAAGCTGGCTCATATTCTGTTTTGTTTTTGTCATACCAATTACGAACCAACTCAAAATCCATTACTGTATTAGGTATATCCATATTTAAAAAGGAATCAAAATCAGCAGCCAGTGTCCGAGGAACCCTGAACCGCTTAGTTGTACCTTGCGGTACATAGGGAATAGACATTGGCTCACCTTCTTTATTTATTTATAATTTTTGCGATACACTCGCTGAAACTTACAGTGTTTGCAGAAACATCTTTATAAAAAAGTGTTTCCGGTAGCCTTTTTACAGCGTTTGCCTGATCAAGAAGTTTATGCCGAATTTCATTGAAGCGTTCTAACGATTCTTTCGACCATTCTTGTTTTGGCTTACCGTCATTGAAATAAGAAAACGAATTTTCAATAAGACCTAAAATTTTTTTCAAATCAAGGTTGATTAACATTGTGTAATCTAAAAAGTCATATTCTTTTTCAACAACGGTTTCCATATCTTTGTTTTTGTATGAGATTTTCACTTTAAAATCACTCATTTACATCACCCTTACGACTCGGACGTATCACGAGCCATCATTTTATGGAAAACACGAATCCGTTCCTGTTCGAGAGCATCAAGCTCCTGTTGAACAGACTTATATCCTTCTTTAGCGCCAGTAACAGATAAAGCATTTGTTGTATAACTTACTGCTCCATCTCCGGCTAATTCGCTATAAACAAGATTAAGAAAATGCATTTTACATAAAATATACATATACTCTTCCTGAAGGATATCAAAGTCATAGTCATAGTACAGGATATTCTGTTCGTCAGTTATAAACAAAGTTCGGTCATACTGGTCCGGGTGATTGACATCCACATAAAATTTTTTAATTGCCCATACAACAATTTTAACATAATCGCTGTCTGGGACAGGATATGGAGTACTGCGCCATGCATTGTCGAACTTCAGTTCTTTAGCGACTTCTTCAATATTGTACATGTCAATCACTCCTTCCTGTATTATTCATCTTCTTCGAGCATGTCCTTATTTGGCATTTTTGCCTGAAGAATTTTTAATTTGCTGGCAGGTAAATCCAACTCTTTAGCAACCTTATAAATTGCATGAAGCTCTTCCGGTTCTTCAATCGTATCAAGCCATGCCCCGATTGCTTTTGCCGATTTACCAAGCTTATCAATAATTTCCTCGTCACTGAGATGAGGTGTTGCATAAGCATCCGGATATCCGCCAATATCTTCGAGAGCTACGTCATTGTTGTTTTCATCTACCGGAACCAGCATTTTGGCAGAGAAAACTTTCCTTTTGGACAGACCTTCAATATAAAGAATGTCATTTACAGACAGCATAATAAAATTGCCTGCTGCAATATTAGCTTGTTGTCCAGATAATAAATTGACACCAATGTCATATTTGCATCTGTTATAGACGCGGTATTTCATATCTCCATCCATAATCCTTCATACCTTTCTTAGAAAAAGGGACGGCGGCAAGAAACCGCCGTCCCGTAGTTTGATTATCCAATATAATGAGCACCGCTGGTCGGATTTTTTCCAACCACAAAAGCAACACCGAACCACTGATCGAGCAGGATTTCATAAGTCCTGTCGTCAATGTTCTGAGAAGCCATGGAGTTAACGGGGCCTTCGTTAACAATCTTGAGGTTCCGCATATCAGGGCTCTGACCGCCGGGAATGATGTAAATCCAGTCTTCAGCCAGGATCGGATGAGCAGTCTGACCTTCGGCATAAGCGTTTGTCATAGCAATGACGTCGCAGCCACGATAACGACCGATGAAACCATTATTATTGTTTTCATTGATCAGATCTCCGGAGAACTGCTTGCCAGTAGCACTGACAGCCATACCAGTATGACCAGCCAGCTGACTTACAGCGGCGATGTCGCCAAGCAGCGTCACAGGACCAAGCCTACGGAAGTAATTCAGCTGAGCATCCAGAGTAGCAATAACCAGAGGAGTCGTGCCGGAAGCCGCATAGAACGGAGAGCTGTAGTTATCGATAGAATCGTGCAGTACAGTTTCAACCAGAGCAATCTTCTTCAGAGTAATCGCTTCATTCGCAAGACGGATCAGTTCGGACATCTGCACACGATTGGTACGCAGATCAACAATGTTAATGGCAGGACGAGCCGCGATTTCCCGGGTTTCAACCAGGATCTGGCTGTCAGCCACGTAGCTACGAGGCGCAGTAGCACCTTTAGCCTGGAACACAGCCTTAATGCCGCCAGTGCGTACTTTAAACGCAGCCTTGTCGCCATAGCCAATGTTCTTGATATCAGCAACCAGATTCAGGAAATCAAGAGATTTCTGCTGCAGTTCATCAACAGTATAGCCAACAATCTGAGCAATCTGATGCATGTTCTGGGGATTCATATCCTGAGCCAGTTCAGAGATAATCTGAGCAGCTTCTTCGGACTTGTCAGAGTCAACACGTTGATTGTTGACCTGTGCGGCAAGCACCTTGATGAGCTTGCTATCGCGGGAAACGTTAATTTCACTCATTTTCGGCACCTCCCATTAACCGATAGTGCCATCGGTCTTCACGCCGTACTCGGTTCCGGCAGCGATAGTCCCGGTCACTTTATCGGTCACAAATTCTTCACCAACCAGCAGCGGATGAGCACGCAGCTCAGCGCCGACAGGGGTAGTATAAGTCCGCTTATCATAAGCAGCATTGTCGTTAATATCAAAGCCATTTTCAACAAAATAATAATTGGCATTCAGCTTATTAACAACAAAACGATACGCAGTAACACCATCATAAATAGTTGTAACTTCCTTGCACAGGAGCTTAGTAGTAGTATCAGCACTGCCAATCAGCTTCAGCTTACCAGCGTCCGTGCTCGTACCCTGAACCATCAGAATACCGTTCTCAACAGCAGCGGAAGCACCATTAACAAGCTCGCCTTCGTATACATAGCCCTGAAGCTTTGTCATATAGCCAGCCATAGCTATTCAGTCCTTTCATAAAAAATTAACACGCTTAAAGCAGCGTGTATTGCGAAGGAGCGGTATCCGATTCAAGTAATGTGTACTTGCCCTTAGCGTTGATATCGCTCATAAAGGGGTTAATTTCTGCAGTTACTTGTTTTTGTTCTTTCTGCTTTTTAAGATCTTCAATTTCAGATTTTAATTCAGCAACAACTTCAATAAGATCTGAAATCATCTGTTCAGCAGTTTTCTTTTTGCGAGGCTCGTAACTGTCCTGATCCGTTTCCTCCGGAACCGGATCTTCTTCTTCGTCGTCGCCGGAATCGTCTCCATCATTGGAATCCGTGCTGTCATCAGCAGGCGGATCAGAAGAAGGAGTTTCATCTTCAGCAACAACTTCCTCAGCAACATGAACGCCATCCGCAGATTCTACAAGAGTACCTTCCTGAACGTTATTGCTGACAGTTTCAATTGTTACAGTCTGGCTTACTTCTTTGCCAGTCTCTGTATCATATGCCATGCTTGTATGACGTTCTTCATGGTATTCATGAGTTACAACAGCGGCGGTTTCTTCTTCGGCCTTTTCTTTTTTATCTTTGCAGGCCGCTTCGACTTCTTCAGTTTCTTCAGAAACTTCCTTTTCTTCTTCAGCCAGTTCAGGCTGAGCGGCTTCTGTTTCAACAACTTCAGCCTTGTTTTCGACTTCTGCCATTTCCTCATCACCCTTTCTGGTCTCATCTGCTTTCTGTGCCACCAGTTCAAGTGCCACAGCATCTTCGCAGGCGGGATAGGTCACAATGGCTGTGCCTTCCAAATAATTGTTTTCAGACGCATCGATCAGGATTGTTTCATCATCAAGTTCTTCATACTCACCAACAGAAAGCTCAAATGAAAATTTCAAAGCTCCATCTGCAAAAAGTTCAGAAATAGCTTTGCTAAGTTTTTTATTGCGCTTTGGAATACGTGCATATCCAACAAGATAGCATGTGTCTCCATTGGTTTGTTTTTCAAACTTATAAAACGATCCGATTTGCGTAGAATGAAATTCGCCTGTTTTTGTGTCATACAGATGACCAAGGCGATTGTAGTTGCCGCCAATTAAAGCTTTTTTATCAGCATACAGCGGCAGCCCGACATACCGCGCTTCATTACCTACAATTTCATCAATGAAAGCTTCGGTAACTCTTGCTCCGTTAAGATTAGCCTCAGGAGCTTCGCAGATGCGAGCTTTCACAGTCATGAAAACATCAGACTGTTGGATTTCGGAGATAACAGAAGCAAAAGTAATTTTGCTCATAAGCACTCTCCCTTTGCTTTGCGTTCGATGGGGGAAGACAAAGAGCGCAAGGCTAATCTATACAAACGTTCTGAAAGAACGATTGCATCAAAAATGCTGGGACTTACATCCGAAGAATGCCCAGCACTATCAAGGTGCGCATTACGTAACGCTAAAATTGGATGTTGTCCGTTAGTAAGAGGCGCTGATAGAACTATCCGTTTGTCGGCTTTTGGGAGCCGTTACCACAACAACGTTGCTTTAAGGCGCAACAACCTTATAGCTCTCAGTTTATTTAAAGACGCCTGAAGCATGTTACGTCCCATCACTCATTGATCCTTCCGGATTACTCGGTTTTGGCTGTTTGCCACGTATAGCGGATTCAGGATCAGATGTTCGTTCAGTATCGTCCATTTCCGGACGTCCTACTTTATTGGTTGTTTCTTCTGTATATTGCATGTCAGAAAGTTCTCTCGGAATCATAACTTCATCCGTTCCGTCTTTCTTTTCTTTTTCTCTGTTCGCCTTTTCTACTTCGATTGAATAGCCTTGTGTTTCAAGCATATGCTGCGTAGAAACGACACCCTTTTCCCAAAGCTCAAGCGCTTTTTCGCGCAATGCTTTTTTACCTTCCATTGTCAATGGCTGAAAATGGAATTCAGGCGTTTCTTTAAGGTTGTACGTTCCAGGAATAACCTCGGCAAGACGTTTGTTTATCTGTGTCATCATTTCGCAGAATTCATCACGAATGGAATTTATACGTGCTTCAGCAGTTTGCGTTGAAACCTGAGCAGAAGCAAACGTAGAACCATCTTCAGAAACTCCTGTTACCAGAACTCCGCTGATTCCTCCGGCTGAAAGAATGTCGTTATTAACATTACGATACTTGTCCCATTGGAATAAGTCATCCATATCAAACTGAATGGGTTCAGCGCTTGCTAAATGATTTGTAACCGCAAGAGGCGTTCCGCTCATTGCGGACAGGAATATTTTCCTTACTGCTGCAAGCTGGACCTGATCCGGAAGAATATCAGTTGTCTTGGAACTTTCTCCGTATTTTACATGAACGAAGCTTCGTTTACCAATATTCAGCATTGCGTCCTCATAGCTTGAAATCAGTTCTTTCTTTGCAAGAGCCCTGAGAGCGGCTGAAATAAACGGAATAGCATATCTTTGCCAGCTTTCCTTAGAACCCTGTAGCACAAACGTATTTGCAGGATCAAGCTGTGCATATTGTTGTCCTGCTTTTATAGCTTTCTGAATTTCTTCAGGATAGCCTTTAAGAATATATTCCTGCTGACTGTCCTTTGCGAATTTTTCATCGATGCTGTAAGGTTTCATCTGGATTTCGTTTAAAATACTCTGACAATCATAGTCTACAATCGGTGTTCCGTTAAACATGGTATTACCGATTCTCCATTTATTTACAGGAAGAGTAATAAGATCGCCATCATATAAATAACAACAAACATTGTTGTATTTCCAGATTTCAAGCATAATAGCATCAATTTTTTCTCTCAGTCGCATTCGTTTATACTGTTCTTCGTAAAGAGCATATGTTTTTTGTTTCGAACCTGTAAGATACCAATCAGAACAGGTAGAAAAAGGAACATATACATGCTTTATGATTCCATGAACAATAGGATCTGCGTCCGTATAATAGTCTGCCAGCTGATAGAAAGATTGAATATTATTCTGCTTGTCGCGGAGAATTGATACGTAATCATAGTTTGACAAATCCCCACTGAATGTAAAGTTGGAATTGGAAAAACTTTGAATCGTTTCCTGATCACTTTCTTTTCCCGCTCCAACTGCTATTTGTTTTTTTTGAGGCTGATCAGCCACAACTGTTTCTTTTCGGCTAAACAGCCGATCAATTAAACCCATCGGGACTCAGCCCCTTTCCTTAAAATTTTCCAAATGATTTCATAATACGTTTTGAAGCCGCATCTTCAAAACCTCCGACAACACCTACACAAACAGGCCCATGCTGATGCATTCTGATACTTTCTTTTTCAAGCTCAGAAATATAATCATTTCCCATAGCCAAAGAAGAGTATCTGTCCTTATGCATAGTAGATTTCGGAACGTCATACAGGACATTGCCGCTTGCTCCTGTTTTTGCAACAATATTACCCATTTCAATTTGTAAAGCATCTGCTTCAATAAAATTTGCAAATTCTTCTTTGTCCATTTTTTTATCAAGTTCATTCAGCTTTTCCTTGATAATTCTTGAAGAACTTGGAAGTTCAATGGTTTGTTTTTCAAGAGCAACCCTTAAATTCGTATAAATACGCTGATTAAGAGTATTTACAGCCCTGAAAGGGTGTAAAGCCTGAATTGCGTCAGGATTTGTTAAAGGTTCGTCGTCTACGACCAAAGGAGGAAATTCCTTACCGGATTCCATATCAATCCATGCTTTGTCAAAAAATCTGTCAAAACTGTCTCCAATACCTCTGGCGTCATAAATTATTTTTTCTGTATTCGGAAATTTAATATGATAATATTTACGGACTATTTCCGTAAGCCTGTCCAGAGGTACACCATTAAAAGAACGAATATGAACAATCTGACGGCTGAAAGAGCCGTCTTTTTTTTCATTAAACTTATGCATTATTAAAATGCTGTTATCCGATCCTTTTGCTTTTGACGTTGCAATGTCCAAAGACAAAACATATCTGGACTTGGAACCTTTCGGCTGTTCCATTTCAACAATGTTTAAAGTCCTGCAACTCTGAACTAAGTCAAAAGGAAGCGCTGAATTCTCAGATGATCCTAAGAATTTGGATTCATATTCCATAGCAAAAGTAGATTCAGGATTGCTTCTTCGTTCTTCTTCGTAGAAGCTTTCTTTGGTAAGCCCCTCGGCTATAGGAGTTTTATAGTGCAAAACAATAGCAAAATAAGACATATCTCCCATAGCCCTTCGTTTAACGATACGCTGAAACTCTTCAAAGAAAGCAAAGTTTTTCGGGCAGGCTGAAGTAATGTAAATAAGTTTTGAGTCAAAGTCATCAAAACCATATGTTCTTGCATTATATCTTGTTTCATTTCTTGTAGGATTAACAACTGCCCTTAAAATGTCCATATCTATATCCCGTGCTTCATCGACAATAACCATTTTAGCACGCCTTGAACGTGCACGGATCATAGGGACAGAGCATATAACAGAACCGTTTTTTAAGTTTACTGTTGACTCATCCTTTGAAATTGAAACGTATGTCCTTGCGTTTGTAGGTTTAATTTCATTTCTGAAATTTTCGTTCTCGTTGCACAGGTCACGTATCTTTTCAGCAATACGTGTAGCTTGATCAGCGGTTGGCGCAACTACAAGAATTGAAGTTCCCGGATACAAACAGCCAAGGCTTACTGCAATAAAAGCAGTAAGCCATGTTTTACCATATCCACGGGAAGCAACAACAGCTGAGGTTGTAGCATTTCCTACGCCTCTGGCTATAACATGCTGAACAGGAGTAAGTTTAACAGGAGCAAACGCATCCTCGATAAACATATCCATATGGGTACGATAGTAAATAATCTGTTCTTCAATTGCGTCCCAGTTGGAGATCTGTCCTGAGCGATTAAAGGTTCTACTCATTTACATCACCCATATCATCATCCCGTAAGGACTCAATTATATAGCCCAAACCGTCCAACGCTGTGTCAACAACATCTTTAGGCCATTCAATTTTTTTAATACACGGATGACCATGTGTTTCACAATATTGTGTAGTCTCAGCCCAGTTATTCAAAGTATTCTTGTCTCCGGGTTTACGTTTGCACGCCGCAAAATTACCTGTTTTCATGAGCATATCCAAAACAGCGTTTGCGTCCTTAACATCCTGCAAAGACCCACGTCCAAGCATATATTCATTCTGTGCTTTATCCGCAAGCAAAGAAGCCTTTGCCACCTTTTTCGCAGAATCCCTTAATGCTATATCCGACAAGTCAAAATCTTCTTCAAGTCCTGAGTAATAATTCTCAAGATACTCAATTTCCGCAGGCTTAAATTCGCCGTTGAAGAATTCGTTGTATACTTTAAGATTTTTGTCTTTTGCCGCTGAAGGATTTGAAGGATTAAGTTCTACGATCTTTCCGCTTTCTTTGGCTTCATCGTAATTGTTTGTGTTCACGTCCTGTGTGTGGTCTTCGTACTTATAATTCTGTGTTTGCTGCATCAGTTTCGGAATTATGGGACACGCAACAGACTCAAGAAGAATATGCCTTCTTTCCTCGTTGGACTTCTGGTAAACAGTAGACTTGGAAGCCTGTACTTCTGCCTGTTTCAAAGCATTCTCCCAGACATTTTCTTTCCATTCCCTGTTGTTTTCCCAGAAATATCTTCTCATTTCATCCTTGGTCCTGATTTTAGCCAGACACTGTTTGCACCATGCGTCTTTATTTCCGTTCGCAACCCAGTTCCTGTTTGCGTAAAACTGCGACAAAGGTTTAGTCTGGTTGCAATGCAAACAAAGTTTCGTCTGGGTAGGCGCTTTATTATTTCGTGGTTTGGATAAAATTAAAGCCACAGGGCATCACTCCGTATCATCTTTGACAGTAGAGCTGTCATCAAGTACGGCAATTACTTCTTCCTCAGTTACTTCCATAAGTTTCTTTTCAGCGTTTGTCATCTCTTCCGGCTTAAGCGTAATACATCCTTCCTCAATCGGCAGCTTTACAGTTTCCGCTGTCTTTTCTGCCTTTTTGAAGAACTGTTCATTACGAACCTGGTTGTAAAACTCAGCCAGGGCTAAAAAGAGTTCAGGCGTTTTAGTATATTTATACCTTATGATCGGATATTTAGGATTCTTCTTAGCATAAGTATAAGCAATTCCCTTATCCTCAAGAAACTGTACTTCACGCCTCCACTGTGTTGAATATTCCTTATCAAACACAAACTTAGGGATACTAATCTCCATAATAATCACTCCGTTTAATCTTTGTAGAGAGGATCTCTCTCCCTTACGGTTCGTTTCGAATGACACGCTGAAAAAAGATAAGAAAAGTATCATTTATGTTTATTGTTCTTTTTATATTGTTATTGTTTTTTTAAAAGCTATGGGAAGAGGTTTTAAAAGCATGCTTTTTTTATTTCAGCGTAAAACTGAAGAATATTTGAAAGGCATTAAAAAGTATTGGAAGAGAATTTGGAAGTGGTTTGGAATGGAATTTAAAAGTGTATTGGAATGGAATATATATGTTTCTTTTTTCTTTAATGCGAATTTCGCAGCGTAAATTCGCGGTTTACGCTGTGGATGAAGCGGTTCTCAGCGCGGGATGCGCCACACCTCATGGTGAATGGCTTAGAGGACACCGGCACGAAAGGAGAACAACAATGAAAATGTACAAGGTCGTTTACACAAGGATCACTGGTATCGACACAATTAGCGTCGATGCGGAGAAAAAGGAAGTATCTGCCGAAGTGGCGGAATACGTCCGGGCTGACGACGGTGAAAGCGAAGTCAGATGGTTTTCCATCTGGGCTCCGGCTCTGGTCGTGCCGGAAAGGGGCTAAGCCCCTTTTTTTTATTTATGCGGCGATAGACCACGGGATCTATCCCCATCCACAGCTGGTGGATGTGCCTCAGAAGCAATTCGAGGAAGACCAAATCCTGTGAGCATAACAGGATAGGCTGCAAACAATAGTATGCGAGTAACAACATGGCTCGAAGAAACTCGTAGAAAATGTTGAAGAGAAAAGCGTAATCCGCTATGAAGTCTCTGCAAAAAAGTTTCTGGTCTAGCTGGAGTCAAACAGCAACACGGTGTTGCTTGGGCGACTAGGCAGGAGCAAAACCTGAAACGTTATTTGTAGAGTGATACGGAAAGTCTAATGTGAAGACTTCTTTCTGAATGGAATTCTGCAAAGAGTTCGTGACACAGGCATAGCGGATTATGGTCAGGAGTGTCATCCAGCAAAATGACCGCTGAACACCCACGTTCAGTGTGCTGAAGCAAGTAGTAAATGCATCGAAGGTTCGTTGGTAAACCGACGTTGCAGAGCAAAAGCTAAAGCACTACGAAAACGTAAGAGGAAGAAGCAGCGTACTGCGAGGGAAGTAACACCAAATAGGTAACTCGCAATCGTTCTCACAAAACGTGAGAAGCCTTGTCGCATTAAATCTCTTGGAGTTGTGCCCAACATTGGAGCCCGCCATCCTACAAGATGGGGAATTAAGCACAATGTGGCACAACGTCCGTACAAGAGAGGCGATGTGCTTGCTCCAAAAGAGCCTTAAGCAAGCTTAGGGACCCATTGCCCCTTTCTCTTAAAGCAAGATAGAGAGAAGAAGTTTTTGCAACAAGTAGCTTGGGTTGCAAAGACGCAGTAGAGAGAAGCTTATATATATAATCTCTAAAAAACTAAATATTAAGAGAAAAGCATGTTAATTCATGCTTTTCTTTTTTTTATAAAGGCTGAGTCACCATCAAGAATCTAATTAAATACAACTGAATATAAAGAGCCAGCTTGAGAAAGCTGTGCTCTTTTTTATTTTTATGCAGCCTAAAAACAAAGGTTGTCAACTAAAAGAAAAGGAGATAATAATATGTCAGTTAAAAAATCGATTCCTAATTTCCAGATTATCAAAAAGCTGGAAAAAGGAGGCATGAAGCTTTCGCAAGAAAGCACACACGCCCTTTTCACGATAATCGTAAGATATGAGAAGGGCAAACAGATAAATTCTGATAACGCTGTGGCATATTATTACTTCCAGCGTTATTTAGAAATGAGAGAAGAAAAAGGGTTCTTTGTGTAAAGAACCCTTCCATGGGAACAGGACTGTTGAGTCCTGTTCTTTTTTTTTTACGGCGGCTAAGAAGCAACACTTAGCTGACTAAGAAAAAGGAGGTATGTTCCTATGTTGTTTGTTGTAATGTATATCATTCTGATTGGTATCCTCGCTGGATATCTCTTCATCAAACTTTGCCAGAAATGCTGGCAAGTACCAGCAAGTATCATCGTAGTTGCTATGCTGTTGTTAATGATCATCTTCGTTACTCCAGCAGGAGCCGAGGAGATCACCGCGATTAACACGGACGATATCTACGTTCGTGTTGGCATCATTGAGGATGTAGACGAAGAGAACGTCGCCTACATCCGAGATGGCGCAGGGGTCATCTGGTTATGGGAGAAGGAAGAAGACGATGAACTCGAAGAAGACGACATCGTTGGATTCCTTGTTCAAAAATCAGGTGATCCAAAAAGCATCTTCGACGATATAATCCTTCAAGTATACTATGGAGGTATCATATGATCAAAGTCATAGATGGCGATAATACATACTACTACGATTCCGCTACAGAAGTCAGAGAAGATTACCCAGATGCGGAAATCCATGGCAGTATCGTAATCATAAAGGAGCAGGCTTCGGCCTGACTCTTTTTTTTATTTTAATGGACTTTAAATAGCAGTGTAGTCCAGCTGCAAATAATAAAGAAAGAGGTGTTGTTATGTTCCTGTTTTACATTTGGTGTGTCTCCATCGCCGGAGATGAAAAGACGTATCTGTTTGCTGCTTCCAGCAAAGAAGAGGCTTTTGCTACAGTGCCGTATTTCATGCGGCAGGATTGGGAAGTCCGTTACGCTTCACTCGATGAAGCTATAGATCTTGGTTGTGTGTATTATAAAGACGATATTGTCGTATTTGAAGATAAGTTCTTTGAATACAACATTAAAACGAATCGTCTTGAATATGATTCAGATGTTAACTATGTTATCCATCCTGAATTGTATAACGATTAACAAAAAAAGAGCACTGTCGTGAGATAGGGCTCTTTTTTTATTTTTATGCAGCCTATCCACAATAGGTTGTGGCAGTCTACAGCTGTCAAATAAAAAATAGGAGGTGCTTGAAATGGCACGTGTTGGCACGAATTCTAAATGGGATTGGATGTACAACAGAAGTAAAAGATTCCTTGAATCTTGGATCAACGATGCTCTCGATGAAATTGAGAGTATTAATGACGAAAAGATTGAAGGAATATATGTTGCAATCAGAGCAGCGCATCCATTTGATCTTGTTGCAATAAATGATGAAATTATTGCAGCGGAAGAACTTCTGAAGGAAAAAGGTATAAATATAAAAACACATATTTGTCTTCCTTCATGGATATGTAACGCATATGGCGTGTAAAGCACCTTCGGGTGCTTTTTTTATTTTTTATACGGACAAAGTCCGACAATAAAACAAGGAGGGTGTTCCTATGAAACTTACTCAGACCTTCGGAACTGAACAGCTGCTGTATATCGCAGACCCTATAATGAACATTACGCTGTTCATGCGCCTTACCTTCATCTTCTGGTATGAAGGTATAGTTAAACATTACAAGTTCTTTAACGGCGAAAATGCCGTAAAAGAACTGATGGATGCCTTGAAGAGAGCGTATTTTAAAGGCGTTGAGGCTGTCGGTGTCACATACATCGAAGCCGATAAGCAGCTTGAGGTGATCGGCTTCACAGAGGTTGGTCGCTTAGAACCTCTGTCTCATAAGACTTGGATCACTAGGCAAGTTGAACGGGCAAGACAACTCGCCATAACTGGAATAACAAATATTCAAATTATTGCTCCGAGCTGGAAGAAACCTGTTTTGCCTGTCAGGCAGGTTATTTCTGATGATCCTGATATTAGCATTGTAAAAGTTCGCTATTCTCCAAACGAAGAGGCAAAATATACATTCAAAACAAACTCTGCTCACAAAGTCGGTGACTTTGTTGGAGTAGAGCGGTGTAACGGAAATGACATCATCATCAAGAATGTACAAATCGGATATATCGGCACAATGAAGCAATCAGAGATTGCAACCATTGAGGAGAAGTACTCCACAAAGATTGCGACTATTAAGTATGAATACCCAATTCCTGAAGAAATTTCTTGGAGGGAATGGGGAGGTCATGACCCGCGTGAAGCAGCACCTATGAATCTGCTCTCTGATGAAGAAATGGCAGAAGCACAAGCGTTCATCGAAAGCCTGCAGCTTGCAAAATAACATTAAAAGCTGAGCTTAACGGCTCAGCTTTTTTATTTTTTATGCGGCAGAAGGCAAGCCGTCCTGCAGGTGCGGGGAAACCTTGAATCAACCGGAGTTGGCGGTGTGTGGTGCGATGCCACCGTTGCTCTCACGTCACGAGAGGCGCTATTCCCAAAGCGCAACTGATACTGCCTGTTGCTTGTCAGCAGACTAAAAAACTATCTTAGGAGGAAAATACCATGGCGAAACTTATTAACATTCTGTTCAGGGTTTCTTGCATCATCAAGAAAGGCCCGAACGCAGGAAAAGTACACTTTGTAGAACGCGACGATCTCAAGGTGGCTTACGGCTACTTTGAAGACGCCAAGAAGGGCGATTATCAGTGCCTTCTGGAGTCCGTTATCGATGGAACCAGAGTCGTCCTTGACGCTCACAACTGGGACTATGACTGCTACACACTGTTGGACGAAAAGCAGTGGCAGATCAACGCCATTGGGCTGATGATCAAGGAAAAGATCAATAAGCCGATGATCGAGGCTGTCATCAAGATTGACTGTGGTGAGCTGCGGAACGCAGTAGCCACCAACAATATCGAGAAGCTTACGGCAATCAAGGGCATCGGTGAGAAAACCGCCATCAAGGTTGTCCGCGCCCTGCGGAAGATCTGTAAGCCTGAAACCGTAAAGACGTACAAAAGCATGGAGTTCATTCGTGCTCAGCTGAACAACGATCCTACGTCTGAAAACCTGTGGGTCTATGACACGATCCGCAAGTCCGTCAGTCTTGTAGAAGATAAGGCAATGGAAATTGGCGGTAAAGATGCTGTCATCCACGTAGTTAGCCGCATCGCAGAGCCGAAGAACGAGGAAGACCTCGAAGGTATCATCCGTGCCGAGAGGCTGCTCGATGCATGGCTGGACGTGATCGAGAACGGTCTTCTCGTGAACAACGTCAAGTACCGTATCTTCGGACACGGCACGAACGCTGCGAAATGGTGCAAGACCATTGCAGTAAAAGAAAGTATCTATGACAAGATGCGGGAATACACTAATGGCGGAGTCGATGATGAATGGCAGAACACTGCTGCCAAGAACATCGCTTATACCGTAGGTCTGATCGCAGTGTACAGCCACCAGATCGAAATTCCGTTCAAGCCGGAGATGTTCTGCATCTATCCGACTGTAGTCAAGAACGTTGTGGCAAACACAACGAAGTTGTATCTTGACGGTCATGCCGAAGACAGGGATAACGATCTTGTTCCTGTGAAGTTCTCTGACGGATTCTTCGTCATCAGCATGACGAAGAAGGTTCAGATGGAACTACACAACCAGATGGTTTACAACGGAATGTCTGCTGAAAAGGCAGACAAGATTCTGAACGACTTCCAGAACGACACGTCGTTCTACAGCTACAGGGGCAACCCCGTGAAGCTGAAAGGTCTGGGTTGCAAGAATGTGAATGCTCAGGCCTACCTGAAGTCCATTGGCGTAACCAAGACACCTGACGGACGGGATATCGATGATATCGTCTTCTTCGTGGACGAGTCTGTCATCAAGACCAGCATTGGCAAGAACAAGGCCTACAAGACCTTTGAAGACTGGTGTACGGCTATGGGTGAAAAGATCACCCTTGGCACCGTAGTCAAGACTCATCCCAAGGAAAAGAAGAACATCTCGTATCAGGTAACGCAGTGCCTGTGCGAAGCAACCGATGAACAGGTTGCAAAGATGGCTGCAAAGACCATCAAGCGTCTGAACGACAATCACACAGTTGAAAGCGCTACAAAGATGCTCGGAAGAGAATGGGGCAGCGTTGCCGTACAGTATCCTGAGCTCGTGAACGTTCCCTCTTTCAGAGAACATATTGAACATAAGATGGAGCAGAACATCAACGAAGCGTTTTCGGGAAAGATTCTGAAGGACTGCTTCTACAGCTTTGTCTGTCCCGATCCGTTCTTCATCCTTGCCGCGTGGCATGGGAAGAACGACAACGGAATGCTGAAGGCTGGTCAGATCCATCTGCCGACCGTGAAGCACGGAGAGCTCGCCATGTGGCGTAGCCCTGTGGTTCATCCGAACAGTGTCCGTGTTCTGGAGAATGTATCCATTCCGAGCAATTACAGAAAGTTCATTAAGAACGAAGAATATACAATCTTCCTGAACTGCCATGACGACGTAGCAGTCGCCATGGACATGGACTTTGATGGAGACCACGCCAACACCAGCGATGATCCTGCGATCATCGAGGCTGTCAAAGAAACACTCAAGGTATGGAACAGACTGATTATCTGGGAAACGCCCAACCCGGAGAAGACTGTGATTACCGAAGAGGTTCTTCGAGAGTACTTCGCGGGTCTGACCCATATGAATGAGCTTGGGCTTACCGTCTATGGGCTCAATGCTCTGCTGAACGGTCTGCTCACAGAACAGGACGAAGTGGACAAACGCTGGTATACCAAGAGGATGCCCGTCACTCATCGCGGCGTAGACTTCAAGAAGTTCGCTGCGAACGTTCTGGTAGACGCAAGCAAGCATGGCGGAGCGGAAATTGAAGAGCCTGAAGAAAGCTCTATCTGTGCTCGTATGCTTCAGCCGTGGGCGAAGGTATACAAAGATGCCGTTGATGAAGGCAACATCTGGTATGTAAAGCACAACGGTAAGAAAAAGTTCTTCGCAACTGCTCGGGAAGCAAACACGTACTACAAGGAAACCAGGTACGTTGTCCTTACGGACGATGACGGAATCGTTCAGCTTGGACCGGACGGAAAACCTGTAATGATCGACAGGTTCTCGCTTGATAAGAGCAATAGCCTCTATCTGAACGACAGTCTGCTTCAGACTCCCAAGAACCATCTGGATGAACTGGCTGATCCGTCCAAGCTCAACGAGCTCCACAGGTATAAGACGCTGAACAAGCTCTTCGCTCTGTATGCAGAGAATGCTCGGAGAGACGTAAAGATCGACGATGCGCCTGAAGGACAGTTCGACTACAAGAAGATCATGTTCAATCAGGAATGCGGATATCGTGGTCTGACCGGACTGATCCGGGAAGGAAACGGAGAACTCGTAACCATCAATGGTGAAAGGTTCCGTCCGAATCAGGGTCTGTTTAACAGCCTTGCCAGAAGGCTGGACCGTGACCGTGCTGTCTGGCTGGACGATGATAGCAATAAGGACAAGAACAATGTCAGCGAAGACGACGACGAAGTTACCTTCGAAATGGCATGGAGAGCAAACGCTCTTGCAGAGATCGAAGCCTTCGCGGTCGCTCACGGAAAGACGCTGGAAGACGCATACGACGTGATCACCTGGCAGATGTTCGCGTACTGCGATGAGAAGTACCTGAAGATGGACGGGAAGACCGACTTCATCAGGAATAAGCTCTGGTCTGCGTATCGGTTGATCTTCGGCGGTCTTGCCGTTGAAATCAGCTGTGCAGACGAAGCAGAAGCTGCTCTCTCTGCCACGGAAGACGATCTTAAGATCGACTAATCCTATAAGGCTAGCTCCGGCTAGCCTTTTTATTTTTTTATGGGAACGTTTGGTTCCAAAAAACATTTTAGGAGGGTTACTCATGAACAAAATTTGGTGGTACATTCCTCGCACAAAGTGCATCTATTTCCCGCTGACAGGCGTGACAATTTCCCATGTTTCGTCTATCGGTTACGCTCGGAAAATCGTAGAAAAGTATGACGAGAATACCTGGAAGTATATCGTCAAGAACAAAAGCAACCGGACGCTGTATCCGTTTGCTACTCTGGAAGACGCAGAAGCCTTTGCTAAAGATAAATGCACTGAAAAGAAAGCATATATCGTGTACAAAAACGGCGAAAAAATCTGCGGTTATATTGACGGAACCAAAATGCGTCAGTACAAAAAAGTATTCAGTATTCGATTTAACATCTATATCCAGAAAGAACACCTCGGAAGAAGAGTGCGTGAAATTCCAATCTACCAGCACATCAGTATTGCGGATGGATATCTGAAAGTAACTACTGAATACGTTGAATTAATGCGCATCGCAAACATTGTAAAGAAAACCAAATATTCAAAATCTTATACCTTTACAGCTGATGGTCGTTGCTATGTTTATGACGGGTTATCAAAAAGTATTCGTCAGATTTCCTGGGCGAAAAATTCATTCAGCGATCTTAAACTTGCACAGGAAACTCTCCATGCACTTAAAGAATGTCTCAAAACCTTCTATCCTGATAAGGCATGGATCATCGAGAAAGCTGATGAGAATTCGTTACTGAACGCTGCGTTAAGACCGACAAAAAGTTTTGCTCTTGATACTTATCGCAAAGAAGCCGTTCGTCTTAATGTCTTTGGCATAACTCGCCCTGAATGGTTTAACTCCCTGAAAATAAGAGAAGCCATCTCTGAACAGGACCTGATTTACTACATTGCAAGAAAGTTCAATGTTCCTATGTCTAAAGCCTTCAAAAAGCTTTACTTGAAGAACATTAACAACATTGCCATTGTGAAAATGATTATGAATGCCGGAATTGTAAATGTTGATGAAATTCCAAGATGCTTTTCGCTTGGCGTTAAACTTCTCGAAACATATAAAGAACATAGGGTTGAAATAAAGACATTCCTTACGAAGCTATTTGAGCTTAGGAACAGAAATTGGGTTATCAGTCATCTTGAACAAGAGGATATTAACGTATTCAGAGATTGTTCAAGAATGATGCCGCGCATCCCAGAAGATGGACTCATGTACATTATACGTGAGGCAAAGAACTTCCAAGAAATCCATGACTCTATGCAGCATTACTACAATAGGCTTACCCGTAAATCATACACTAACAGAGAGATTGAATATAACGACTTTGAGCGAAACAGATTCAACCGTGAATATGGCGACATCAGGTTTGAATTAGCGAAAGATTCAGTAGATCTTGCTGTTGTTGGCGAAAGAATGGGAATTTGCGTTGGCAGTTATGCTAATGCAGCTGTTCAAAAGTTTACAACAATTGTAAAAATGATGAAAGGCAACAAGTATATTGCTTGCATTGAAGTTCGTGCAAATGAAATTCATCAGATTAAGGCAAAGTTCAACAACTTTGTTGAACTTAAATACAAACCCTTTATCGATGAATGGATGAACCATGCAAAACTGAAAGTCAGCGCTAACTGCGATGATTACGACAACATGGGAGCAGAACAAAACAGAACATACAACTGGGCTGTAATAAGAGCAGCAGACTATGATCAAAAAGAGCTTCCTGATTTAACGCTCGTTAAAGCAGATGCAAGCATCAATGGCTACAAAGGACGTTTCTGGGAAAACGTAAGAATACATAGTTATGAGACTTTTCAGGAACTCGTAAATTAAAACATTACACCTTTAAAAAGAACCAGTTTTGACTGGTTCTTTTTTATTTTTTTATGCCTACGAGAATGCTACGGCATTCTTTGTGGCGATGGGGGCGGCTCCCATTTTTAGGCGGGGGGATTTTTTCGCTCCGCTCCCCGACGCTCCGAACATCCAAACGAGTACTCTGCTGACATGATAAGCAGAACATAAGCAACAATGCTTCAAAACGGCAACGTAAGCAACTGCAATGTTCCTCCCCATGCAGTTCTTCGATGCATCTCGTGATGTCCTCCTGACGTCGGACAGGTCGGGTGAAGACAACAAGTCTTCCGTTGGGGAACGTAGTAATCCCACTCTCCGGATCTGGCGTAGTCCGGCACACGGCCCGTGCTTGCGGGGTGCGAGAAATGTGAAACACAGCAAGCATATCCGTCGAAGCCCAGACGTTAAAGGGTCGGGTTCAGCCGATAGCACGGGCTGATGTAAAACCGGGGACAGTTGCGATCATCCGTCCAGCCAGCATGACGTTAAACCGCTACGCAGATGGAACCTGCGGAATCAAACCTGAACTTTTCGGCTCATAGAAAGAACCGTATGAGACTCGGCAAGGGGAAGGTCGAGGACCAAGAAGAACGCCCCACTCTGAGCTAACCATGCTAAACGCTCGTCAGTTTGCAGTATGGAGCCTGGGCATGCTTGACGGCCCAATCAGCGTTCTTTCCAGCGTCATAAGTCCGACTTACGTCGGACAGCTCGGGTGGGCATCAAAGCCCAAACTTTAAGGAGGTATTGCCATGACTACACGGAAACTGAACCACGCTCAGGAGATTGAACTCCTGAAGAACCAGATCGTTCTGGTTGAGACATTCATGGCGTCCGCTGTGAAGGAAAGCGAACAGTGGGACGCCCTGGCTAAGACCCGTCCCTTGACCAAGAAGGAACACGAGCGGGTGGATGAGCTTATCGAGTACATCCACGAAAAGAACGTGTTCCTGGCAAAGGCGAAGAAGAGCGTGAAGGAATTCTACGCTCCGATGCCTGCTTAATTGTATATTCTGTGCTGCACTCGGGCTACTGCTTTGCGCTGGCGGTGAGTGCAGAATTGAATACACAGGGAAGCGCTGTAGGTGAAAGTATGCCGATTGGCAAAGACGCATACCTTCTTGTCCTACAGACAGCTACAAGATATGGATTGTTGCCAGCATGAAGTGTCTTGTCCTGTTTGGTCCGCTGGGAAAAGGACGCCCGGCGGATATTGCTGATCAACAGACTTAAAGCGTCTGATCTTCATGGGACTCCTCCTTTCTACGGGGCTGGCGTGGGAAACCAGCCCCAACCTCGCTATCATGGCTTCCAGGGTTGAGCCATAATCAGCCCTCAACATGTTACGAAAGGAGACAGACTATGCACAGCTACTACAGAACAATGTACGAAGTGTACAGCGAGCTGGAAAGACATATGCGTAAGATCGAAAAAGAGATTGCGCATCAGCGGAGCGTAGTTTGCTCCATTCCGGAGGCGGAAATCCGTCCGTCCTCCATTGATATTCCGTCAACTGACTGGTGGAAGCCAGGGTAGCCTTCGGGCTAATACGACGACTCCCTGTTTAAAAAGAAGTCTGACAGGGTATCAAAACTGGACTTCAGCCGTCCGCCCACACTTGGGCTTAAACATGACGGTGCATATCTGTGCCTTGGTATATTGAACACTCCGTCTCACGGAGCGGGCTGGGCTATATGCCCAGTAGAACGTGCAGGCTGGAAACCGCAAGCCCAGCCGACGGAACGAAATGAAAGGAAGAGCACTATGACTGAAAAGAAAAAGCGCTCAATTGAAAAAGATTATAACCATCCTGGATATTACGTTCTCTACATGTGGCATGGGTTCTGGGACCTGTCTGATGAATACCACGACGACGAGTGGTGGAATGACGAACTTGTTGATACAACATTCTTTCTAAATGACAACACTCCTACTAGTTGCACGACTCCTATCAAGCATTTCAAAGAATGGATAAACGACGACTCTGACACGGAATACCATAACCATACTGCGGAACTGTGGTTTGTCGATAAAAGCCTGAATAAGATCAATGCATATAAAGTCGCTGAATATTTCAGCCCATACGACCAATCAGATGCAAACGTTATAAAGGATGTTATAGATTACGACAATAAGCATCCTTACTACAGCTGGCTCTAAGATCGGAACGCAAAATTCAAAGAAAAGGTTATTGCACATTTCAATATCCTTGAAATTTACTTGATTTATACATGAAAGGAGAATAAAAATGCATATCATCGCTTATACGGATGGCTCCTGCTCCAACCCTGGCGTTGGCGGATACGCAGCTATCCTTCAGTGCAACGGACAGGAAAGGGTGCTTCGGGGGCACTACAAAAGCACGACCAATAACCGCATGGAACTCCAGCCGATGATTTCCACGATTGACTGGATTGACAAGTACCAGAAGAAACCGTGTGAAATTACTTTCTACACGGATTCCAGGTACATCATCGACTGCGCCCTCGGTCGGAACAAAGACGGTTCCAAGAGAAAGGTCTCCTGGTTCAAAGGAAGGGATAATGAAGACCTGTGGATGGAATTCATCTGCAAGGTCTCCAAAGGCAAGCATACCGTAAGGTTCGTCAAAGTCAAGGGACATTCCGGCGACGAACTCAACGAGCGTGCCAATAAGATTGCTAACGAGGAGAGGGTGAAGGCTCGCCATGAACTTCTCCGTTGACGAAGACATGTTCCCCGACTACACAGATGAGGAAGTTGAGGAACTGTGTAAATACATGAACGAACATCAGGAAATTCCGGAAGACTGGGTCTTAAAAGGAGAAGCTGAATATGCTAACAATTGAAGCCTTAATTGCCCTTATTCTGATTGTCCTGTCATTTTCGGCTGGCAAGATTATTTCCGATAGATACAATGACAGGATTATTTCCGAACTCCAATACCAGATAAGACTGGACGCAGCCTCTAAAGGTGTTGGCTATGTGGCTCCTCCTGCACGTAAACAGCGAGTGCCCATTGGTCAACCTTTTATGGACCGCCTGAAAGAAAACGGAAGGGCTGTCCAGCAGATCGAAAACCATACTTGATTTCTCCCTGACTGCTAATGCCCTCCTTACGTCGGGCAGGTCGGGTGATGACGGATTTAGGATTCGTTCCTGAATCCGTTTTAACATATATGTGGCGTCCGATACCCACACTAAATACCGCCGTCGGATAGAGAAGTCCCGACTCGAAACAAACGGGTGTCGCATACGGGCAGAACAGTATGACTCCACAAGGCGTGAGATACGGCTTGTACGACAGAAATTAATCTACAAAAGAAATTATTGGAGGTATTTGATTATGACTACTTTCGTTGGAAACATTTCTAAGGCTGCTGAAACCCGCACTGTTATGGTCGGCGGTGCCGCTGTGCTGGTGACCGACTTCAACGTCGCGGAGAACTATCAGGGTTCTGATGGCTCCCGGAAGACCCAGTTCTACCGGATCAGCATCTGGCGTGACCGGGGTGCCAAGCTGGCGCAGTACCTGACCAAGGGTCGCCCGATTCAGCTGGTCGGTCGTGTGTACGGTCGTGCGTACATCGACAAGAACGGTCAGCCCGCCTGCCAGCTCGAGATGAGCAATCCGCAGGTGACCTTCATCACCGCCAATGAGGCTGGTGAGGTGGAAGCTCCTGCTGAAGCTCCTGCCCTGGAGAACGAGCTGCCCTTCCCGGAAAAGTAATTCCGACTTTACACAGGAGCCTGGTGACTAAATCAGGCTCCTGTTTTTTTGAGGGTTCCATACTTGAACCCTCCTCTTTTACAGTGCATTTCGTTAGGTACCTAACTTTGAGGACAAGCGAAATGTACCGTAAAGGAGAAGAGGAACTGAAATAATAGCGTCGGGCTTTATCTGCATCACAGTCAGGTGCTGGTAGAGGACACTAAAAAGGAATCGGTGAATGCGGAACGGAATGACTGCCTATTACGCACACAACGGGTTCGCCTCTTTTCTAGCTCCACGACTGGTGACGTAAGGAGGATTAAGAAAATGGTTATTCATATCGGATTTATTACCGTCAATGAAAAAGATTATCCTGTGTTCCTTACAGCGGATGGAATGTACCGCATGACAGAAACCGGAGGAACCGAAAAAATCTATGTGAGCAGATCAGAGATACATAAATAATGTATGTTCAATTAGATGCAGTGAGAGCATACAGCCAGTTTACATACCTGCGGTTTACCGGCTTTATTTTTTTATCCCCTGAAATACGGCTTCCTGAAGGTTTATTTTTTCCGGATGGGTATTTTATCATACTCGCTACAGGATATCTTCAGGACTGCCTGAGTTACAGGCTGGATTAAGCAAAGAACACAGGAGGAGAGCAACCGTGATTGAAAAAGTTGTAATGGCTGAAGAAGACACTGAAACAGTTATTAATTATCCCAAGTTCCGTCCTGACGTATGGGCAGAGCTATACACGACTGACAAGATTATCATGAAGAGGTACGAGAAGCTGTCGCATCAGCGACCTGATCTCTGCCGACTGGTTAAAGAAGATAAATACAGCATGACATTCTCTGTGCACCCTAAAGCTGTAGGGATATACCCTCGCAAGATAAAGGTCTGCACAGAAGAAGAGCGACAGGCCAGAGCAGAGCGGCTGGCATTGCTGAGAAAGGAAATGAAATGAAATTTACTTCTTATAACAAAATGTCCAAGAAAGACAGGAAACTTGCTAACAGCAAAAAGCGTGTTGCATGGGAATTCTCTCCTGTGACCCGTACCAAGCCTTCTGCCAAGGTATATAATCGAAAGAGGTGTAAGAATGAGCTGTAAGGATTATGTATTCTGCAGTGACTGTCCTGAATATACTGAATGCGCTGCTCCGTTCCCGACTGACAAGCAGCTTGATGAACGGAAGGAGAAACAGGATGACTGTCAGTGAAATGCATGCAGCTATCTGTCGTCTGTACGATACGTGCAGTGACAGGAAAGGTTGTCCTTTAAAATACTGCAATCCGTCATGCAACTATACTAACGAGGAAAAAGACAGAGTTATTGCTGCATACAATAATCTTTTTAAACCAATAGACGTGACTGACAAGGAAATTCTCTCTGTCTTCAGTGAATAATCTGAAAAGTTTCTTCTTATATATATAATATATATAATATATAAAGAATTAATTACTTTAAAAGTAATTACTAAAGAATATAAATGAATTATCTATAGGTGATTTATTATTTATAGATATTTTTTTATATGTGGTAATTATTTATAGAATGGTAATTACCTTATATTCTGGTTAATCTGTATTAGGGTGATTACTTTATAGAATGGTGTATATTTAAGGTATATTATTCTTATAGGGTGGTTAATCTATAGAATAGAATAATTCTATATACTTTTTACCTTTTACACTATATTCTTTTTATTCTATATGCTTTTTACACTAATTCTATATGCTTTATACACTTCTTATATGCTTTTTATATACTGGTTTATATATATTCTGATTACCTTATAGAATGACTGAAGTTTATATTCTTATATCTACAATTCTATAAATTACTAAAGCCTTATAAGAGAGAGCTTTCTCTTTTTAATAGAGAAAGCTCTCTTAGAATATATACTGATTACTAAAGTTTATATTCTTATTACTCTATAAATACAGTTACTGCTATAGCAATTACTGCTAGTAAATATAGATTATTTATTACTAAAGAAATAATTAACATGAAAGAGTGAATGAAATGAAGATTATTGTAGAAGGAGGAAGAAGCTTTATGGAACATAAATTTAATGTTAATGATAAAGTGTTTATTCGTGAATGTACAGATCATGTGCCGGAAATGCAGAAAATGGTTGGAACCGAAGCGACTGTTAATGTCTGTACTGAAGCATCCTGGGATAAACTTTATCCGACTTATAAATTAAAAGAAGATAACGGCGTATGGTTCTGGCGGGAAGACTGGCTGGAACCTGTGAATGATGTTACTATCGGAACAGATGAGTTCAATGAACTCTTTGGAGGAATATGAAAACTGAAGACTGGATTGAAATGCATGAAAAAGACTCTTTTGAGAAATTGGTAAACGATGTTCTTCCGGAAGAACTCTACTGGCTGAAATGCGACGCCTATTCTTATGGTCAGGCTATGGCTATGAGAAACCATGATGAATCAAAATACTATGAAAAAGAAGTATACGAAACAAGATCTGACCGACTGGACTGGATCAGAAAAAGATTAATGGAGATGTATGACAATGCTTGACAGTTTTTTGGATCGTGAATTCTTTATCCGTATCACAAAAGACGATAAAGATCTTCTTAATGCTCTTGCGCTGAAAGTAAATCTTAGATGGAACAGCGGCGACAGGCTGAACAGCGCCACGACTGAACAATACCTCGATGCTTATAGGGAGATTTTTATAAAACCAAGTGGTGAAAAAAATAACTTTTGTCCGACCGGAATTCATTATAAGCTTAGAAGTCAGATCGGTAATGCGACATATGTTGACCTGAAAGAATTCCTTGACTACAAACCGATAATAATCGAAGAAGACGAACTGGTAGGGATGTTCGATGCTTGAAAAGTTTCTGAAAGAATATCTTTATGTCAAAGTAACAGAGGATGACAGGAATCTGATGACTGAACTTGCGAAAGTGCTTCCTGTTTGTTTTGTTGACGGATGTCCTATTGATGATACGCTTTCCTTTGATGAAGCCATGAATAAATACACTGCAATTTATCTCCATAATAACACAGAAAGAGTTGGACCTTGTTCGGTAACTTATACAGCATTAGAACCAACTGTTCCGTTTATTTCAGTGACTGATTTTCTGAATTCTTTTGATAAGAATTTTGAAATTCAGGATGATGAACTGGAGAGTTTGTATGAAATGTGTTGATTGCAACAGGGAAATTCCAAGAATTAATCCTAAACAAAAGCGCTGCCGTGACTGTCAGGTTGTTCACCGACTGGAATTGGCAAGGAAATACTGGCACGAAAGAAAACAAAAACCAGTAAATGAATATGTAAAATTGCTAAACTCATTAACAAAGGAGTGACTGGTATGCATAAATTGTGTCCTTTCTGTGGCGGAGAACCTGAATACTTCGAGGAGCTTGAAGATATCACTCCTTTTGAGCAATGTATTGTTGGCTATATCCGGTGCACTAAGTGCTTCTGCAGAACTCATGGTCTGTTTACCTTCGGGCTGGACAAAAAACATACGGCGAACGAAGAAGACGTCTGGAATCTCTGGGACAGAAGGAGTGACTGAAAATGTCTCTTATGACTAAAAGTATGATTTACAGATGGATAGCAGATTTTGCCGGAGTTATTTATGCTTTGGTTGTTCTAGGTCTGATTGTGTTCATTTTGTATGAAATTATCAATAACCTGAAAGAAAGTGACTGGAAATGAAAGATCAGTTTTTAGAAGGAAAGATCTGGATTCATATAACAACAGATGATATTCCGTTGCTTAATGTGTTCCAGGAAGAAATTCCTGGCATTAAATTCTGTTCAGGAGATGAACTGGACAGTGGAGTTATGCTAAGCGCTTTAAGAGGTTACGAAGAACTTTGGCTGCGCTGTAGCGCAAACGGATGCAGCTATATTGGTGGTACCAATCCAAGAAAATCTGATTGTTGGACTCTTAACCCGCAATTGTATAAGCATGGTGAAATTGTTGATCTTGAAGATTTCATCGGAAAAAAACTTACTATCGAGGAAAATGAATTTACGGATTTGTTTGGAGAAATATAATGCTGTATTTTGAAAAAGGCGACATTGTTGCTGGAAGATACCCTGTCTTCTGCCAGCAGGTAAACTGCAAACAGGTAATGGGTGCCGGACTTGCAAAACAGATTCGCAATGCATACCCTGAAGTTTACAGGGAGTACAAACATGAGCCTGCAAAACTAGGTAATATTCTTCCTGTGTTCACGACTGATGGCAGAATCTGTATCAACATGTACGCTCAGGACGGATTCGGTAAAGACAGGCGATATACTGACTATGTAGCTTTTAAAACCTGTCTTGGAAAGATTATTCGGCTTGTAGCTGAACATCACATTCTTCCTGAAGTGCCGATTGCTTTTCCGTATGCGATTGGCTGTGGATTGGCGGGAGGCGACTGGAACCTTATTCAGGGAATGCTGGAAGACTTCTCCAAGGAAATTCCGAATAAGGTTGTGATTGTCAGCCTGAGGTGACGATATGTTTGATGAAAAAGAAGCGCTGAGATGTTTAAAAGAAGACAGACGCAAATATTTAAACGATGTAGTAGACTTTACAAAAGGTTATCTTGACCGCAATTTGGATGATCTCGCTATGGCTACGATTATCGCAGCTGCGGAAAATCTTCAGGTTCTAAGTGGCTCTATGCAGTATGTTGAACAGCTTTCTGAGTTCAGATCAGAAGGCTATCCTAGATTTGGGAGGATTCTTGAATGAAAGACTGTAAAATTTGTTCTTATGCGGATGAGTTGGGTCGTCCATGTGAACTGGATAAAGAATGTCCTCTGGAAACTTCCAGAAAATTAAGGATTGAAACAGAAAATCAGTGCCAGAAAGAGTTTCTTTCATGGAGTGAAGATTTTCAGCTGAAATTTATTCATGAGTACAGAAAACTTCAGCAGGCAAATGTTTTGTTTGGCGAAGATGGCGAACCTTTTGATACTATTCTTGATGCGTTGGAGTATTTTCTTCCGTCTCATGCATATGAAAAGATTCACGATGAAAATGGAGACATCAATCTTGTTTATTATGACCTGCTTAGCAAAGCAGTGGATAATGAACTTGAAGATGAATGTTTTCTGAAGCATGTTCTTGAAGTCCCGTTTTGATATAGTTTCATATGCCTGCCGTCGTAAACTCCGGCAAATACTATGATTTTTGTTTTTCTTACTATACTCATTCCCGGAGGCTTCGTATGCCATACTCAATTGGCGATATAGTCAGAATTCTGCCTTCAACGACTGAAAATGAATATACAAAAGTTGCAAACCATTGGGAAGGCAGTATCTGCAAGATAAAAGATACTTTAACAGTTAAAGGTGATACTGTTTATATACTTGAGTTTATTGAAGAGCACGTGAATGATGATTACAAATGCTACAGTATTGATAATTATTACTGGTGGCATTTTGAATTAAGTCAATGGTACAAAAACAATGAACGGATGTTTAATGCTATCTGTCCGGATGTAAAAGAAGAAGACGTATTAAGTTTGCTGGAGGACTGAAATGGTTAAAGTTTGTGCTCATTATTGTGGTACAACGATTCTGCTTGCTCAGTTTGAGAATGAAGAAGAAGCAGATGAATTTATGAAACACGGAATGTTTCTTTATGAAGACGTAGATGACGAAGACAACTACTGGATCTATCCGGATGAAATGTTCAAGGAAGAAGATGTTCCTTTCGAAGGTCTTGAAGATTATGAAATAACAGATGAACTTCCGTTATGAGGTAAAATATGTTTGAAATTGGTGATGTTATAAGAGTTAAGCTTTATAGCGATATAAAGAATAATTTTTTTATACATTGGGCTAATGGAATGAGTAAATATTGCGGGAATGTTTATACGATTATAAATAAATATTCTCGTGAAGGCCACACTGTATATGAATTAGACGGTGCTTATGCAGGAAAATATGTAAATGATAATGGATATTGGGTTTTTGTTGACGAGTGGCTTGAGCCTGTTGATGATAAGAAATTTGAAATAACAGAAAACGAATTTAACGAGGTGTTTACATGTTTGGAATGACCGAAAGAGAAGTAGAAAGAATTAAGAAAGTATATCCTGCTGGCACAAGGCTTGTATTGATTTCTATGAATGATTCTTATACAAAACTGAAGCATGGAGATGCAGGAACGGTTGATTATATTGATGATGCAGGACAGATTCATATGAAGTGGGATAATGGGTCTACGTTAGCCCTGATTCCCGGAGAAGACAGTTTCAGAATGGAGTGAGTTTATGAAGGAATGCAATTTTATTGCGACCTGGAGACCTGGTTCAGAGAGTTTTCGCAAGAAAGCTGATGCGCAAAAGGTAGCAGAAGAAATTTATGCTCTTGGTGAACATCCTGAAACAGAAGAAATTCTGGATATGGCACGGGATGAGCATAAAGAAATGCATAAACTGATCGAATGGGACGATACAAAAGCTGCTGAAAAGTATCGGCTAAAGCAGGTTGCGGATGTGATGCACGACTTGCATATTGTAGAGATTGGGCTGAATAAAGAAAAGAAACCCGATAAGGTTGGCGTTCCTTTAAGAATGTATCATAATCTTAAAGGAGAAACTGGTTATCGTCCGATTACATTAATTGTTCAGGATGCATCACTTCACGAAAAGCTTCTGATGACGGCAAAATCAGAACTTCAGGCGTTTATGGTCAAATACTCGATTCTTACAGAGTTGGAACCAGTATTTAAAGCCATTCGGGAACTGGAACAGGCAAGTTAAATTAATTTGGCTGGTACTATAGAGAGCTTCTGCTCTCAAGCATAGGACAGCTTATGAGAATTTACGATATTATAAAACACCATAGTATAGAAGTTCTCTGTAGTGCCAGTCAATTTCATGGCATAAAGAATAGCGCAGGATATGACAGAACAGCATAGTTAAACATAGAATAAATATTAATAATTTTGTTGGCTTAATTAAGAGAAGTTCTCTGTAATACCAGCCAGTTTTCATGTCTTGACAAGGATGCAATAGCATCCATAAATATACCACAGCTAATAACAGCATACTTTAATATAGCATACGACAAAATAAGATAACATTTATTGCATCCTTATCAGGACATGAAAGCATAATACAGGATAATTAAGAATAATATATGACAGCTTCATTGGTACAACCAGAGACTTATAGTTCTCTGAAGTAAACTTCAGTATAATTCAGCATACCATACTATACGACAGTAAAGCATTATAAGTCTCTTGTTGTGCCAATGGCGCAAGTACACAAAAGATCATAATACGACAAAACATGACAGAATAAATTGCCAGTTCATAAGAGAGCATAAGCTCTCAGCATATAATAAAATATTAGAATTTAGTGCAGCAAACGATACCATAATACGAGGAGAACGTGTGTTCTCCTATGAGCTGGCAAATAGCTCAAAACAACACCTTACAACAAAATAGAATAGCGCACAACAGTACAATACAAAAGAAAGGAATTAAAAATGAAAAAGGCAACCATTAAAGACAATAACACTGTGGAACTGATGAGCATCGAAGCTAAAGTTAAGCATATGCAGGTTACTATCGAAGGTGATAGCGATCTGATTCTTAATAAGATGAATGCTCGTAACGAACGGAAACTTCTGGCTGATGACCGTGAAAGCATTGACGAAAGACCCAACGTTTGGGAAGATATTATTACGTCAATTCACTGGCAGAAACCTCTTGAATGCGAAGATACATATACTGAATGCAACGAAGAAATGCTGAATAATCTTCGTGAAAACAATAAGCCCTGCATTACGGCTTTTGGTCTTCAGCAGAGCTTTGGCGATGCTATTGTTCGCAATGAAATTGCACAGTATTCTACGAAGCTCAAAAACGCTATTAATGTTAGCTGCTCTAATGGGTTGATTCCTGTTGATTATGAAGGCTGGAGTGTTGAAAAGCGGCTGATGAGCCCGAAGAAGGGCAAGCCTGTTACTGTACATCTGAATCACTTCCATAACTGGAAAGCAAAGTTCCAGATTGATTACATGGATCATGTTTATAGCCGTGATCAGATTCTGAATATTGTAAATCTCGCCGGATTTGGCGGTGGCATCGGGTCTGGTCGCACTTCCGGATATGGTCGTTACCATATTGTCAAGGTCGAAGGTTAATTTGTGGTATTATATAAATGCAGTTTGATGAAGATAAATTTTCTTGAAAAATGAATGAATATTCTATTTGACAAAAGATAATATTAAGCAACACAAACCAAGCAAAATAACGATTTGTGTATTTTTATACGTAATTCTTGCATAACATATTCGTAAAGCAAATAATAACTTAATTTCATTTGAATTACAAACTGCATTTATAGCATAAAAATAAACAATTTCAAAAATATTTCATATTGTAACCAAAAAGCAATATGTATATTTATAAATCTCATCAGACAAAAGAAATTAATTTACAAAAGAAAAGGAGACTAAAAATGTATAGGTTGGATGTTCTTGGAAACCTTACTGCAGACCCGATTCTGAATGAACGGGAATACCCGAATAAGGAAACTGGAGAGATTGTTAAAACAAAAGTATGCAATTTTACTGTTGCCGCAGACGAAGGATACGGTGTTCGTAAACAGACACAGTTCTTCCGTATTAATGCTTGGCGCGGACTGGGCGAAACTTGTGCCAAATTTCTGAAGAAGGGCCGTGCTGTGTTTGTTTCCGGTCCTGTTGTACTAAATAACTATGTGGACAAGAACAATAATCTTCGCACTGTGATGGAAGTTCGTGCTGAACAGGTCAGGTTTATTTCTGATGGCAAAGGGGCTACTGCTCCTGGTATCGAAATGACTGAAGCTCCTGACGAAGACGATGTTCCGTATTAATTAAATTTAAAGAGAGCAAGGAGATAATTCCTTGCTCTCTCCTTTTTATTAAAGGAGGCAAATATGAGATATCAGGTTGACAATGAAATTTTTGATAACATTGATGATGCTATCGAGTATTGTATCGTTGAAGATTATCATGAAGACGATGATTATTTTGAAGAATGGGTAAATGAAGCTTACGGAAGCATCTCTATTAATGGAGAAAGCTATTGGGCTTACGACATTCTTGAGCAGGCAGACGATTATAATTTTCGTGAGCTGAAAAGTAACTTCTGTGAATCACAGAATGAAAGAGATATAGACGATGCACGGTATGAATTAAGAGACGCAGAAGTTGGTACATTTGCTTATCTTCATGGCAGTAAAATTGAAGTAATTGAAGATTCTGATGATTTTGACGGAGATTCTAATCTGGAAGAAATTCGTAAATCCATTGAAGCACAAAAGGCTATTGACGAACAAATCGCAACTGAAAACAAGAAAGCTGAAGATGATTTAATGTCAATGTTTCAGGTGATATCATGAAAAATTATTCATTGGTTGTTCGCAATGTAAAAAATCTTGGAAAATTTCATAATCTGTCTGACGCTCTGGAAGAATTTGATCTGTATAGATATGTATTTGATACTGGCGCTTATTATTCGAAAGAACATGAGGCTGTCTTTTGCAGCTGGGAACAGCAGGAATGGACGGCTTACGAAGGACATATGATCATTCTTTCAGAGAAGTTTCCGCAAATGGTATTTGAATTAACCTGTCAGGAAAACGATGTTTTCTGGAAAGAATATTTTAAAGACGGAAAAACTGAAACCTGTTATGGTGAAGTTATTTTTGAAAGCCCGAAAACGATTGAATGGGATTCATTGTTAGCATTTTAGTTCGGTACCTTACTATGAAGTCAAGCGAAATAAACCGTAAAGGAGAGAGCGCACTCTCTCCTGTTTATTTGCGGCTAGTGATGGAATGGCAGACATTCGAGACTTAAAATCTCGTGCTCTATGAGCGTGTGGGTCCGAGTCCCACCTAGCCGACTGATATGGATTTAAAAGGAGAAGCTGTATGCTTGAGGATTTCAAAGAGGGAAAGTTTTATATCAGAATTGATTTGGAAGACGAGCATTTGCTTAAAGATCTGCAAGATAAAATTAAAATGACATGGAACAGCGGAGATGAACTTGCAAGTGCAATAACTGTTTCTTATCTGGAAAAGTATAAAACTATTTTCATTAAATCTACCAACAATTCGAAGAGTTTTCATTATGAAAGATACGACGAACTAGATGATTATCCGTGTGTAACTATAGTTGATTTTCTTGAAGAAAAAACAATAAGCATCAATGAACATGACTGGCTGGAGGTCCTGCATTGAATAACTTTGCGTAAGGAGTGTATTTATGGCAGATGTTGAGACGGTTATTAAGGTGTATGAATGTTGCAAAAATTCATGGAGAAGAAAATGTGATGAATGCCCGATTGAAAAAGATTGTTGTCATGATGGATTGCCTGAGTTTGCAATTGGATATGCTCTTGAGTTATTGAAAGATTATAGGCAACATTTGCAAAGCGATTTAGAAGCATTAAAAGAAGAAAAAAGAAGTCTTGAATTAGAATATGAAGCAAAATCACTGAAGGATGTTTTGAACAGGTTGAGATAAATACAACATTTAACTAAATAGGCGGTGAAGCGAATGGATGTTCAAATGCATGAATGTCATCGAAACAATCTTTGCTTTGAGTGTGATGACAAAAAGTGTTGGCACGCAGGAGAACTGATTGCCGATTGTCCGTTGTGGAAGTGCAACAGGGAAGGAAAGCTGTTTGAAGATTGCGAATCGTGTGAACTTTTGAAACAGATTCATACGGAAGGACGGTAAAGCAGAATGATACACGCAATAAAAATAAAAGAATCGTTTGCTGATGCGGTTAACCGTGGCGATAAAACGTTTGAGGTTCGCAAGAATGACAGGGGTTATCAGAAAGGTGATACTGTAAGGTTTATCGTTTTATACGATTCAGACGGATGCGAAATGGTAAGTCATCCGCTGATGAAAAAGGAATATGAAATCACATACGTTTTGAACGGTTGGGGGATTGAAGATGGATACTGTGTTTTCGGAATCAAACCGAAGAAAGGCCAGTAAGTAAAATGAATTCGTGGAGATTAAGACCGATAACAGATAAGCAAAAAAAGCATATTGACGAAATGCAGAATTATAGCCTATATCCATTGCCAAAGTTTGAAGGGCAAACAAGAGGAGAAGCCTCTGATTACATCGATAAATACGGAAAGCTTGCACACGAAAGCGAATGGGCGATTGAACATGGATATAATTAATGGAAAGTTTGTAAAATGGAAATGAACAGAATAGTTTTATATATTGTAACTAATAATGGTGTTGTTCCAATAAGAAAAGCATATAAAAAAGCACGATTCAAAAGAAAAATGGGCAGATATCATGATTGGCATGGATTTCACAAAAATGGGCGGTAAACAAGAATGAATGAACTTGTTGCAGTGTTGAAAGATATTAGATATATTTTATCGTTAATATTTGTTTGTTTATCGTTGATGTTAATATTTAAGAAAATGGGATGAAGTAAATGATAGCAGTAGTTATTTTGATTGTATTAGTCACCGTTTTGTCTGTATATTCTGCGTTTGGAACATATCAAAATACACAAGACATAAAAGCATTAGCAAGTGTGACGAAGGTAATAGGTATTAACGCAAAACATATTTGCAAAATCCTTGAGATTCTAAAAGAACATCCACAAATTGTCCAGTGCAAGGATTGCAGTAATAAGAAATGTTGGGAACGAACAGGAGACGTTGTTTGCGGAATAGACGGAAATTCCCACGAACCGGATTGGTTCTGCGCTTATGGAAAACGGAAAGAAGGGTGAAGTAAATGTTTTTAGTACAACTCACTCTAACTGAAAGCATGATTTTACTTGGACTTCTTGAAGACATAGCACAAGAAGATGATGTTAATGAGGCATATCCGATTCAAACAAGAATTGTAATAAAAGACGTCATTCAAAAACTTGGCGGCACGTATTTTGGGAAAATGGTGACGTGTAAAAACAACAATTGTGATGAAAAGGCGGTGAAGCGGAATGCCTGAGCAGATGATTTATACATCATACTTTGGCAAGTTGAAAAAACTGCCGTCAGAGATTGTACCAATATCCATATGCGGAAAAGCACCGGAATGGTACGAAGGTATCCAGTATAAGAAACTTGCACCGAAAATCGGTTTCTTCATGGAATGGAAGAAAAATCACGACAATCAGTATTATGTCGAGCATTTTTACAATGAAGTGCTTGAAAATCTGAATCCAGCATATGTTGTGGATGAGCTGTACAATTTATCTGGCGGTAAACAATTTGCTTTGATCTGTTATGAAAAGCCTGATGATTTCTGCCATAGGCATTTGGTTGCTGAATGGCTGAAGAATGCAGGATATAAGGCAAAGGAATATGCTGAATTAACTTCGTAAAAGGAAACTATAGATCAAAAGAAAGGAGATGTTTACATGCCTGACAGGGAGAAGGTTATCAAAGAACTTAGAAAACTTCATGGTTCAAAAGAAACGATGAAGTTAATATCAGACACTATTTCCCTACTGAAAGAGCAGGAAGCAGTTGTCCGTTGCAAGGATTGCAAGCACAGACCAAAGAAACCAGATTGGGAAACGTATGAAAGCGGTTTTGATCTTGAGTTTCCAGAAGGAAGCAAATGCCCGTGCCGTTGCTGTGGTGACGAATGGTATTCATGGTATCCAGAAGATAATTGGTTCTGCGCTGACGGGGAAAGGAAAGACGATGATACTCAATGAAGTCAAAGAAGAAAACGGACTGCACTATACATATAGTCCGTATCATGAAATCGTAAACATCAGATTGTCTCCGAAGGAATATGAATACCTTGAACAACTACACGGATTTGGTTCTGTACAAACGTTTATTGAGAATATGGTGCATGACTACATTTACCACAAGGACGAAAGGAGCGTATTGCAGAATGACGATTATTGAATTGAAACTGTCTACTGCAATAAAGGAAGCAGGAGACATTGAGGATGTTCGGCTGATGAAAGAGGATGCGGAATACATTCTTGAACTGCTGAAAGAGCAGGAAGAGCGGTTGCGTAAATTACAAAAAGACAAAGATAAATTATGCCTTGAAGTCATCGAATGGAAACACAAATTCCATGATGCTCCACCAAAGTTTGTATCACAAGGAGTCGTAGACCAAATTCGTTGGGAACGGGATACTGCATTGTCACAACTTGAGCAAATTGGAAAAGGTCTTGGCTCAAAGATGGATGATATTGTTTCCATGCTGAAAAAGCAGGAAGCGGAATGGATTGAATATCCGGAGTGCCTTGCGTATGACGGAACATATTCTGATAGTCACATTGTTTGTTCTGCCTGTAAGCACGTTTTTAGCATTATGGACAATTGCACAGAAGAATTTGATTACTGTCCGCATTGCGGTGCAAAGATGAAGCAGGAAGGTCGGTGAAGTGAAAAATGAGCGAAAGCAGACCGCAAAAAAGAAAAATTGAATTTATAGAATCATATTGGACAGGCGGTGAGCTCGGTTCTGATTATCAATGGAATGACAATCACGGAGAACTTGTCCGTTGCAAAGATTGCAGATTTTTAATTGACCACTATGGTTTCATGGATGATGGATATTGTAGGAACATGAGAAATGAACACAACATAAAATTCAAGCCGGATAAGGATTGGTTCTGTGCTGATGGAAAAAGGAAGGAATCTAAATGATTACTGGATTAATCAATGTTATTCTTGTCTTTGGATTAATTGGTTGGATCTTATATACAATTGCAGATCTTAACAATAGAATGAAAAAATAATATGTCAGCCTAACTCAGCGGAAGAGGGTGCAATTATGCGCTCGGCTTGGGTTCGACTCCCGGGGCTGGCACCAGGAAGGGAAATTCAGGGACGCCTGATATTGAAGTCCACCAAAGGCACAGATTGGCTCGTTCCTTGATCGGGCGAATAAAAAGGGCTCAGGTGCGCACGTAAACCATGTATAGAAAATAGAATCTGAGTGCATGATAAAAGGACTTCTACCTTCTACTTAGCCGCTTTATGCGGCTTTTTACATTGGCGTGTGTCGAAGCGGTTTAACGAATCCGGCTTTGACCCGGAGACTCCGCTGGTTCGAATCCAGCCACGCCAGCCATTAGTATTACAGGGGTTCTCTGCGCTATGAGAACTTAATGTGAGGCGCGGTTGATGTTTGCGCAGACTAAATACCGAACAAGTCCCTGTAATACTATACTAAAGACACTAACCAAATAATCAGGAAGGTAAAGTAACTGGCTAATCAGCTTAGCCGACCTTTTCTTAACAGCCCGCCTGGTGGCGTAGTGTCGAAATCTTCTTTCTCTTCTCGGCGGACGCGAAAGAAGAATCCAACTCCTAAGCATGAGGATAAACCGACTTGTTAACAGGGTGACTCCCGGCTCTGAAGTTACAGCGCCTATTCTGTGATGTCGTCGTATCAGTTTAGTCAACTGTTGTAAAACGAAGACGATCAGGCATAGGCAGTAAGACTGGTTAGTAAGAGCATTTCTTCCTATGAATGCGTGGTTTTGCGCCCGGGAAGAATTGTGCCGTAAGATTTTTAAGACTGGTCTTACGGCACATTTTCTCTTTAATACAAAATATAGTTTCTACATCCTGGCGTCGTAAACTCCGCCAATTACTATGAGGGATGGGCTCCATGCTTGACCTCATTCCCTTACAATTTGTTTTTCTTACTTTTGGTATATTGCAAGGAAACTTGCTATATATAATAATCATCTATTAAAAAGATTAATAAAAGAAAAGGAGAGATTAAAAGATGATTAAAGTTTATGTTACCACTGCCGCTGGACGCAAGAGTGACCTGTTTGATGAAGGAACCACTATCCGTGAGATCTTCGATGCTTTCGACGTGGACTATTCTGTAGCCACCAACTGTATCGATGGTACTCGTATTGACCCTGCCGGAATGGACAAGACTCTGCGTGAGTGGGGCGTCGACAAGGAGTGCCGTCTGTCTTCCATCGTGAAGATCGACAATGCTGCTCATGTTGAAATTTCCGGTGCTTCTGCTGTTGTTGTATCTGATGTGGCTCGGGAAGACTGGGAGCGTGTAGAAAAGTATGCTCCCGAAGCGCTGAAGATCGTTGATGAAGACGGTGACGCTCTGTTTAAGGTGAAGACCTGCAGTGGCAGTGGCTCTATCAATGAATATGGTGTCTGCTTCGGCACCTATACCAATGACGGCGGCAAGGCCACTGTGACCGTCCTGCTCGACGAGGATGTCGATGATAAGCTGGCTGCGGTGAAGGACATTATGGGTTCTGCACTGCTTGACCTGAATCAAATTGAAAAGGAAATTCCTGATCTGCTGAAGGAAATCACGGAAAAGGAAGCGGAGATTGATAAGCTGATTATTGCTAAATAATCTCCGTAATATACGGGGAGCTGATTGAAATATATCAGCTCCCCTAATTTTAATAAAAGAAACGGAGAAACAAAAGAAATGTTCAGAGAATATATTCAGAATCCTATCGATCCTATTCCACAGGAGTATATTGACACTATTTCCAGGCTGGAAAACGAGCCTGATTACTCGTTGACATGTCTTGGGATTGCTCTTCTGAAAGAAAGAATCAATCCTTATAAAGGTATTAGTGGTGTTTATTGTTCGTATCCAGAAGAAAGTTCAGCAGTATTGAATCTGTTTGATAGAGAAGAATCTCTTACAGACGTTCCGATGTTTTGCTATTATACATATACGCATAATTATGATAATGTTAAGTCTGATTTGGCGCTTCATGATTATGTTATTATTGAAAAGATTGGTGCTTTTCTGAAAGAAAAAGCTGATGTGGATTGTATTGCTGCTCGGCATAAAGAAAAGAATATTGCGGCAATCTTTATCAGATCCAAGGATATAAAATATTATCATCTTCTTATTTCGTTCCTTAGTCTTATGATGCCGAATCTGTTTAAGTATAAGCCTCTTGAACAGAAAGATTATTCGATCATTACAACGCTCGCAAAGAATGATAAGCTTGCGTTTGTTCAGAGCATCAAGAATGCGGTAGCTCCTTATACAATGGACTTCAGACGCATGATGCTTGGTACACTTCTGAAGGCAATGCATGAAGGTAAAGTCAATCATGCTTTCAGGGATGTATCAGATCAGAGGCGGTATGTAGAATCGACAAAGACTGAATATACAAACGCAATTAAGCATCTGAAGGAACTTATTGTTCTTTATGAAGGACTGAAAGCAACTGAAAATGTGAATGATCTTGAAGATGAATTTGTTGAATATCTCAGCACAAATAAGCAACTGTTTAATCTGAAGATCCAGGGAAGCAAGCTTACATTTGCGGTTGGTACTTTGCTGAATAATTATAATGAGGATGCATGGGAAAGCTTTGCAAAAGCAGGACATATCTTTGACGGCAAGTATATGCAGAATAACCTGCTCGATGCATTCAAAGACCGTGAAAACAGGAAGATTTTGTTGAACAGCATTTTCTGTGAAAGCCCTGAATTTGCGATTAAAATTTGCAGTAATTATACGCTTGACTTTGATAGTTGCAATTGTACGTCAACAAGAACGTATGATTATGTAGTTGCTGATCCGGAATTGAAAGAATATATTCCGAATCCTCATTTTAAGAATTATTCCTGTTTCGGTCAGTTTGGCGACAGGATTATTGATGCAATGTTGAATCGTAATTATATTGTTGCGGTTGAATATTGCTGTGCTTCCGCAGGTTCTGTTAATCTTGAAGAAACTGAACAGAACTTCAGACCGTTTCTTGGTTGGCTTCTGACCAGCCGTGAGAAAGTTCTTCGCCGTAAAGATGGGGTAGATATGACTCCTGAAGAAGCGTTGATTTATTTGGTTGACAAGGAGAAAGAAGAATGAAGCCGATTAAAATAACAGAAGAAGTTGAAAATAAAATGCTTGAATCATTCTTTGCAAACTTTAGAAAAGAATGGGAAAAGTTTAAGGAAAATATGAATGATACAAAGTTCACATTTTCTACAGACTTTTCAATGAAAGCAAAAGAAAAGATTACTATCGTTTATTCTCAGAAGGCATATGTTCGTATGGAAGCCTTGGTCAATTATTATGACACTGAGGTCGCCTGGTATGGGCTTGTCAAGAAACTGTCTGATACGCTCTATTATGTATATGATGTAAAAATCTGTAAGCAGTATGTAAATGGCAGTAAGGTTGACACTGAAGATAATGATACTCTTGAGTTCTTCAATTCTCTTACAGATGATGAAGCTGAACATATGCATTTTCAGGCGCATTCTCATGTAAAGATGTCTACAGCAGCATCAGGAGTAGACCTTCAAAACCAGGCAGATGTTGTCAGAAGTATGGGTAAGTCTGGTTTCTATATTTTCCAGATTTGGAATAAGAGCGGAGATATTAATACTTATCTTTATGATCTGGATAATAATATGTTCTATGATAAAAACGATGTAGTGATTGATATTGAAGACGAAGACGACACAGTTTCTGGTTTTATCGCTTCTACAAAAGAACTGGTGCTGGAAAAGAAAACTTATCCTTATCAGAATTATTATCCGGTTCAGAAAAAGAGTAAAAAAAACGAAAAAAACGAAACAGTCTATCTCAATGACTATTGGGACGGAACGTATTACGGAGGGTATGACTGGTGAATTTAGCAAAAAGTGCTGAGTTCTTTAACCCTGAAAAGTGTACAGACAGAATTCATATCATTGGCTGCGGCTCAGTCGGTTCTACGGTGGCTGAGCTGCTTGCCAGATTTGGCTTGAAAAATGTCAGTTTGTATGACTTTGACGTTGTTGAAGAACATAATCTGGCTAATCAGATGTTTACTACGAAAAATCTTTATAAACCAAAACTTGAAGGTGTATATGACCGTTGGGTTGAGATTAATCCGGAAGCAGCGAAGACAATTAAATTATACGGAGACGGCTGGGATGGAAATAAGCTGAATGGTTATGTTTTTCTTTGTGTTGACAATATTGAGCTTAGGAAGCGCATTGTCGAAGAGAATAAGTATAACCTGAATATTAAGGCGATGTTCGATTTCAGGACTGCTTTGGTTTCCGCGCAGCATTATGCTGCTGACTGGACTAAAACTTCTGATATTCAAGCGTTACTTGAAACAATGGATTTTACTCACGCAGAAGCTGAAAAGAATGTTCCTGTCAGCGCATGTAAAGTATCACTTTGCGTAATGCCGACTGTGTGGAGCGTCGCAATGGCTGGTGTGATAAATTTTGTTAATTTTGTTAAAGAAGAGAAACTTGAAAGAGCAATGATACTGAATCCGTTTAATTTCGAAACACTTGTCTTGTAACACTTAAAGAAAATCAACGTTCACTCGTTGAACAATTCATGTAATGAATTGTATCACTTTGCCCGGTAAAAACGCCTTCCTGGAAGCACGAGGTGGTCCGGATACGGTGCCCAGTAGGATGTCGAAAGGGCTAGAAAATGAAAACATGGACAAATCACAAGTCAGAAACCTAAACAAAGACCCCGAAATCGGGAAGAAGCGACGGAAAAGAATCAAGCGCGGCGACTCGAGGAGGCAGCGAGATGACTGGTTCTAGTAATTTAGTTTAAGTGCGAGGCAAAAGAAATGATATATTTAACAGTAAAACAAAATCGCAAACCTCATCAGTTAACTTGGGAAGATGTATTTAACGAAAAAATAGTTCTAAACGAACTTACAAATGAAAAAAGCTATTCAAGTGCTACTATTACAAAGAAGTTTGAAGAAATTCCGGAAGCATTTCTAAATAAAATAGATGTTAATGGAATGATTAACTGGTTGAGAAAGTTTAATTTATTAAACAGTAATTTGTTTGAAAAAGACAGAAAAAGTTTATATAACAGCTTTAAAATTCCAAAGACTACTGGCGGCTTCAGACAAATAGACGCACCATGCGACGAACTACAGAACGCACTAAGAGTACTGAGTAGTTTTCTGAAAAATGACTGTGGTGTTCTGTATCATACATCTGCTTTTGCATATATTGAAGACAGATGTATCGTAGATTGTGTTAAAAAACACCAAAGGAATAATAGTAACTGGTTTTTGAAAACAGATTTTAGCGGATTCTTTCCGAGTACAACGCTGGAATTTGTTATGAAAATGTGTTCGATTATCTTTCCTCTTTCAGAAATCTGCAAATCTGAAGAAGGACGAAACGAACTAGAAAAAGCTTTATCGCTTGGTTTCCTGAACGGCGGACTGCCACAGGGTACAGTGCTTTCGCCAACGCTCACAAATATTATGATGATTCCTATCGATCATAAGCTGTTTAATATGCTTGCCGATAGGAAAATTATATACACCAGATATGCAGATGATATTCATATATCCGCAGAAAAATGCTTTCCTTATGAAGAAATTGTTAAACTAATTGAAGATACATTAAAAGAGTTTGGAGCGCCTTTTAAAATCAAAAACGAAAAGACGCACTTCGGAAAAAAGGCTGGGAAATCAGCAAACTGGTGTCTTGGATTGTTGCTGAATAAGGATAATGACATTACAGTTTCGGTAAAGAAAAAGAACTATTTCAAAGCAGCTCTTTGTTCTTTCATCCTTGATACAAAGAACAAGAACTTTTGGGATATAGGAGATGTAACGCATCTCAGAGGACAACTATCTTATTACAGCATGATAGAACCTGAGTATTTCAAAAAGATAATTGATCAATACAATAAAAAATGGTCTGTAAATGTTGGCAGCATGTTTAAGAAATACCTGAATGGAACTATAGCATAACAAAGAAATGTCGAGAGACTCATTACATGTTATGTGATGACACACAAAGGTATGTCATTCAATAAAAGAAAGACAAAACCCAGGAAACCTGAAAATAAATTTTCAGGTTTCCAGGGTATTGTCATTCTTTTCTTGTGTAATATTTCATATTTAGTTTGTTATGCAAAGGAGCGGGTATTTTTACTCGCTCCTTTTTTTAGTTAGGTACCGAAATATGAAGTCAAGCGAAATAGACCGTAAAGGAAAGAAGCTGCATTAAAAGGACACAGTGATATCCAATGCAGTCTTTATATGCGGTTGCGTGATCAAGCATTAATGTCAGGCTCACCTCCTGATGCCGCCAATTTAATAAAAAGAGTATGTATCATCACCTCACACAATTTTAAAATACGATTTCACAGCGGTATTGGGACGATACTTACTGATGCAGCAGCAACTCTCTCGTGCGTGAAGACTCGCGAACATCCTTCGAGTCATTAGCCAAGACCAGTACGAGTTCTCGTGTTGCCTGAGCCGTTATAGATTTTCCTTTCGTTGTTCTATAGCGGCTCTTTTTGATGGGCGTTACTTCAACGGTAGAAGAATGGTCTTATAAACCATCAATTTGAGTTCAATTCTCAGACGCCCTACTAATTTCTGAGAGGCAAATACTTATTGCTCTGACTGGAAAAGCTCCCGTCATTTATAGTGTGGTGACGTTAAACGTGTTGTGAGTGACACCTCCTTTCCAACAAAAAGAAACGAGCGAGCAATAGGATTTTGTCAGCACACCCTCTCAAGTTCGAACCCGTTTGGTGTATTCTCGTTTCTCGTCATAGTTCAGGGACAGGCGAACCTGATGGGTGCAAGCCATAGGGCATGGGAGAATGGCTACGTGCCGTGCGAAACGCCCATAACGCACGGCTTTTAAATTCAATTCCCGTAAGGGATTTATCATATAAATTCATAAAAGGAGGACTGGTCTGTTTGTCTGTAAAAACATATCTGCAAGAGCAGATAAGGTTGGTATCCCTATCCAGCTATGACTTGTTCACTGACGAAGAATATGACTTATATATGCAGATAATCGCAGAAAAGAACAAGCTAGACGAAATGGACGCTCAAAACATTAAAGGAGGAGAAGAACGGGAAAATGTCATTCAAAGAAAAAATGAAATAAAGCAAACCCTTGAAAAGTTAATTCACGAACATGAAAATGAACCACGATTTGTCAGACTGAAATCCGTAATCTATTATCCTAAAGATGCAGATTATCCGTTTCCTGAAGGCGTTACATATGATAATCTGAAAACAGGAAAGAAGATTGCAGAATTTTGTTGTGAATTATCACGATCAATGGGGTTGAAGCATCTTGATAAGACGCTTGACTTGATTGTGATTAAATGGAAAAATCTTGAAATATTAAGACAGTTTGTTTTAAACGGATTTTATCTTTCTGTGTTGAATGGCGATAAGGTTGTGAATAAACATTACAGGTTTTTCTCAGCCAGCGCAGGACAACTCAGAAGAGATAAGGTTGTATTCATCTCGGATGAAATGTGGGATAAAGTTCATGCACGTCTTGAATGCGGAATGGACTGGGACTTAATTAATTCAAGAGGAAGTCTGAACGTTTCAAAATATATGGCATATCTTGCACTGGCTGCGTCAGCCACAGAAGAGTGGACAGACTTTGATATAGATCGTTGTATCGTTATCAAAGAATTTAAAGCTCCTGTAACAGACAGAATGATGTATATAAAGCCTGATTATTCATATGAAGTTGGAGTACGCACTGTTGAGATTGATCATACAGACGGATGCGGAATGATGCTTCCTGAAGTTTCAAAATCCAACTTTATGGTACGAGGTGACTGGATTAAAGGATTACTGGGCAGCTGGGATTATATAAAATGGTGCAAGGTTAATAACGTTGATCCGATTATAGAAGATGCATGGGGTGTAAAACATGATCTTATAAAAGAAAGAATCAATGTTATCTTAACAACATCTATGTTTAAACTATATAAGCTTTATAAAGACTGGGATGAATATAAGAAATTTTACAAAGAAAATAACTGTCATTTCAGCAGAACAAACTATGAAGAAGACTATATAAAAGACACATACACAAATTATCAGCAGATACAGACGCTTCAAATAATGACAGACGATGAAATAAAACAGTTTACAGCTGAGGAGCACTCAAGGATTGAAGGTATTACAAAAGATCCTGATACGATGCTTAAAACGTTGAAAGCAGAAAAGAATTCTGAACAACCGTACAAGGCTGCGCTGGCATATTATCCAGAGCTTTTACGTGAAGCTTATACAAAAGAAACTTTAAGAGATATTCGTAAAAGAATGCTTCTTGATGCAAAGTCCGGCAAAATAAAGTGTGAAAACAAAAGACTTTTTGTATTGCCTGACTTTTATGCGGCTTGTGAATATTGGTTCCTTGGCATCAAAGAACCGAAAGGTTTGCTGGCAAAAGATGAAGTCGCATGTAAGATCTTCAGGAGACATGATAAAGCTGATGTTCTAAGATCTCCGCATCTTTATTTTGAGCACTCTGTACAGAAAATATCACACGATCAAAATGTTTATGATTGGTTTTACACAAACGCTATCCATACAAGTTGTAAAAGCATGATATCAAGAATTCTGCAGTTCGATGTCGACGGGGATCAGCTAAATGTTATAGTTGATCCTTTGTTTGTTGATATAGCAGAAAGAAATATCAAAGCTTTTGATGTTGTACCGTTGTTTTACGATGCTGAAGTAGCTAATGCGGAACCAATCAGTTTTGACTCTCTTTTCAGAGGACTGAAAAGGTCACATGATTATTCAAACATTGGCGAAATATCCAATATGCTTACTCGTGTCTGGAATAAAGACAACCCGGATAGAGTGGCAGCGGCTCTTCTTACGTATTTAAACAATCTGCGTATAGACGGAGCAAAGACTGGTGTCGTCCATGAATATAAAGACTTTCCACAAATTGCAAAACGTATTGGCAGAGCCTGCGGCGGAAAGAATGGTCGTATGCCAACGTTCTTTGCATTCAGCAAGAACGGGCGTAAAGATACTCCGCACAACCGCAAGAAGAAATATGCAGATCCAAATAATTCTACAATGAATCGTATCTGTAAAGCATTTGATGATATTGGAAATATCAATTTAAATTATTCTGGTTTGCCTCGATTTAACTGGCAGATGCTTTTGTCAGCACCTTGTGTGAATTCACGTCCTGAAATTCCGGAATTATTCTGTGAGATGGACAATTCAAATAAAGCAAGCATCATTGAGGCAAGAGACAATGCTTATACAGATGAAAGAAAACTGATAAATGGATATGAAATAGTTGCCGAAGATATAACAGACAGAATAACAGAAAAATTTGGTTCGTTGGAAAATGCATATCCATATATTGTAAAACATTTGTTTGCAGGCGAAGGAATGAATAAACCTGCCCATAAGCAAATGTTCTGGCGTGTTTTCGGAGAAATTGCTCTGTCAAACATCAAAGCAAACTTAAAAGATTGCGACACTTGCTTGGATTGTAATACAAAAATTCCAAGCTGGGTAAAGAATCATCAGTGTGTAAAGAACACCAAAGGTTTCTATGAATGCATTGACTGCGGAATAATGTGTGAGCGTAAAGCATCTAACCAGTGCAGATGTGAAGATTGCCAAATAACATACAGACTGGTGCAGAAGAAGGCAACACAGCGAGCCAAACGACTAGAACAGAAAGCGATTATAGAAGCACGTACTACTCGCTTGCTATTGTCCTCGACAGAGACATAAAAAATGGTTCGTTCTGGCCTTCGTATGTTTTATGCTATGCTAACACAACATCCAATAAAAGATCTGGCTATCGTGTTGTAAAACAGTTTGACGGAACTCCAAAGTTCAATCTGTCAAAAGTGTTGGTAACTTCCATATATGGGCATAACGATATGCTTGACTATCTTTCTGATTATAGAACGCAGGATAAAATGCATGGTGTTCATTATTATCCCAGTGGTGCGCTGTGCTGGTTTGAAACAAATCAGTACGGCGATCCAACTGGATCTGTATATTATGTCAAAAAAGTGCCTGACATGAAATTGCTTGACGTACCAAGAAAAAAACGTGGATATAAACGGCTGTTACAACAACAAAAGAAAATACATAGTATAAAAGATAATTTAACGAAAGAAAATGTTGATACTGAACAATGGCCTGTTGTTAAACCATGTTTTAAATAACAAAAGAAAGGAAAAGGATTATGCCTCCGAGAAAAACAACTACAGAAGAAGTAAAGGAAACTCCTGACCAGATTCATGTGAATATGCGTTTCTATGGAAAGGTTCAGGATACTCCGCAGGAAGCAAGAAAAGAAATCGGCGCAGGAAGACTGAAAGGCTATACGGATATTAATCCTATGTTTAGGATTAAAAGGTTGACAGAAGTATTTGGTCCGGCTGGTTTCGGATGGTGGACTCAGAATGAAAAGTATTCGTTTGAGCCGTGTGAAACAGGTGAAGTTGCGGTATTCTGTCAGCTTGAGCTTGTTGTTGTAGATCCAGAAACAGGAACAGAAAGCCATCCTATTACAGGCGTCGGTGGCAATAAGTTCGTTGCTAATGAACGCAACGGCAAATATTGCAATGACGAAGCTATGAAGATGGCTTACACCGATGCTCTTTCTATTGCCTGTAAGTCTCTTGGTTTCTGCCATGATATTTATTTTGCAAAGGATAGGACTAAATATTCAATGGCAGAAGATGAAGAGAGAGAAAATGGACCTACGCCGGAAGATCTGAAAGCTATTAAAGATAGAATTCAGAAAGGTATTGGCGTAGTTACCAAAAACATGGATAAAGAAGCAAAAGACAAGTTTGCGCAGGAAGTAGTAGTAAAACATATTGGATCTATTAATTATATGACCTGTGCAGATATGACTAAACTAAAGGCTCTATTAGATGAGCTTCTTGCCATGGTTAAGAAAGCTGCTTAAGGCTAACCCACCAGCCGTAGCAGTGACACATGCGCTGACCATCGGTTGGTGTTTAAGTACTCCCAGAACTAGCGTCGGTTCTGGGAGTTTGCTTTACATCAACAGAAATTACGCATAAAGAAAAGTAAAGCAAAGACGCAACAGAAAATATTTACAAGGTGGGACTTAAATGTCAAATTGTGCAAAAGTAAGTTTAACTGGCAGACTTACAAAAGAACCAACACAGAAAAACTGGCAGGGAACAACTGTAGTTTCATTTACTGTGGCTGTAAACACGACTAAGAAAGAAGGAGATAAGTATCTCTCTGATTTCTATAACGTAAGTGTTTGGGGTAAAAGCGGAGAATTTATTTTAAGCAAGATTGCAAAGGGAAGTCTTGTACAGGTCTATGGCGATCTTGTATTACAGCAGTACAAAGACAAGAATAACGTCGAACAAAAGTCGTTAAGTGTAAGAGCAACAGATGTGTTTCCTCTCAGTGTGAAACCAGCTGCCAAAAATGAAGAAAATAGTGACGACGGACCAGATCCGTTCTAAGTAAAATCAGGCAATGCAGAAATGCTCAGCTGGTGTTACTAACTGAAACTGAAGGTTTATATAGCTGACCAGAGCTACGAGCTGCAAAGCAGCTCGCTGCTCTGGTCTCCTTCCAGCTGTACCAATAAACGGGTACAGCTGGAAGGGTTTAATACTCACGTATTTAGCTGATTTACTGGAACGATAACAAAAGAAATTACTTACAACAGAAAATATAAAAATGAAAGGTGAAACACTATGGATAGCATGGCTTCGGCTGTCATTGAACTGGCAGAAAAACATTTAGGATTTTTTCGTGTAAAGAATGGACAGGTTATTGCAGAATACTGTCCTTTTTGCGGCGGCAATTCACATGATAAAGAAACATTTGCTGTTGGTTTAAACAATGGTGCTTGGCAATGCCTGAGGGGAAGTTGCGGAAAGAAAGGCAACTTCCGGAATCTCTGTGAATTCTTTGGCGAACAAGCACCTACTGGTTATTCACTTCCTCAGGTTTCTCAACAGCAAAAGAAAGTATACTCCAAACCAGATCCGGATGAACTGTACCCAATGACTGAGGAAATTGTTACTTATTTTGCAACACGTAGGATCTCCGAAGAAACAATGCTGGATTGGAAGATTTCTGCTGATAAGAAAGGCAATATTGTTTTTCCGTTCTATCGTGACGGAGAATTGATTTATGTAAAATACAGGAAACCCAAGAAGCATACAAAAGAAGATGGAGCAAAAGAATGGCAAAAGGAAAACACAGAGCCCATCCTCTTTGGTATGGACATGACTACATTTAACAAGCCTCTTGTTATTACAGAAGGTGAATTTGACTGTCTTGCTATTTATGAAGCTGGATATTCTAATGTAGTATCTGTGCCTTGTGGCTGCAAAAACCTTGACTTTATTAATCTTTGCTGGGATTATCTTGAACAGTTTAATCAGATTATTCTCTTTGGAGACTCTGATGAAGCTGGTCTCGAAATGATTTCTACTCTGTCCAAGCGTCTTGGCGAAGACAGGTGCATGATTCCGAAAGAATATCCTGAATATATTTATAACGGCAAAGACTATAACCGTATTTGTAAAGATGCGAATGAAATTCTAACGTGCTATGGTCCGGAATATCTGAAGAACATGGTTGAAAGCTGTGAACCCGCTCCTATTAAAGGCGTTCTTGAGCTTTCCAAAATTCCTTTCATTGATCCTACGACTGTTCCAAGAATTATGACGAAAATTCCTGCGTTGGATAACATGATTGGCGGTCTTGGAGAAGGTGGTCTGACGATTATTTCCGGTAAGCGCGGAGAAGGTAAATCCTCTCTGTGTGGACCTCTGTGTCTGAATGCGGTTGAGGCAGGAGAGAGCGTATGTGTTTACAGCGGAGAACTTCCTGCTTATAAATTTCTTGAATGGATTATGCTTCAGGCCACTGAGAGAAAGTATATTGAATATAAAACGGATGTACGTTCAGGCAAGAATATCTGTTGTGTAAGTGCTGAAATTCAGAAACGCATTAAGGCATGGTTAGACGGTAAATTTTACCTCTATGACAATGGAATTATTTCAGACGAGAAACAGACAGAATCCATTCTTCGTGTATTCGAAGCCTGCGCCAGGCGCTATGGAACACGTCTGTTTGTTTGCGATAATCTGATGTCTGCTCTTGTGTCTGCCGATGAAGAAAACAGGGCTCAGGCGAAGTTCACAGCGCAGCTGAAGGCTTTTGCGAACAAATATAAAGCTCATGTTCTGTGTGTGGCCCATCCGAGAAAAACAGCGGCTGGTGCAACGTTTACATCTGAGGATGTCAGCGGTTCTTCTGCGATAACCAATTTGGCGGATACTGTTCTGAATGTTGAAAAGTCTCCCAAAGGAATTCGTGTAACAAAGAACAGAGACTTTGGTGTTACAGGCTTTATTCCTACTTGTTATGATCCTGCGAATAGGCGGATTTTCCAGCTGAATGTTGGAGATCGTACTGTGTACGGTTGGAATCATACGGGAATTGAGATTCCTGAAAATGCCGCTGCTACTCTTGATGAATTTAAAGTAGATGATGGAACTGAAACTCAGCCGTTTTAAGGAGATATACAAGATGGAAAATGATGTAAGAATGTGGGATGAACGATTCTGGGAACCGGATGAAATTCTGTGGAATATTCTATTTAAACACAGAGGTCACTCAGTTGAAATAGCAACATATGGAGATCCTGAAAATCCTGTCGATATGTGTCTTGAGTGTTTAGATTGCAATGAGGTTATTCTTGATGCGGAAATTTATACAATTTGCGCAAGAGAAGACAGTCAAACGGAGAAGTGATAACAATGTACAGCAATCCTTTTGATGGTGTTTCAACTGGTCTGCAGATCAAAGACTGGATTTGGCACCATATTCATGAACAAACAAGCTATACTTCATTAGCAAAAACAATGTATTCTTTATTTAATTTGGACAATGAAAAATGTTATAAGCTGACGCTTAACAACAACATCCCTGTTGTTGAAGAGGTGTCCGAGAAAGGCAGTTTATGAAATACATTGCTACTATTAAGCATGAATATAATTCTACAAGTATGATGTTTCCGACGGTTTTAAAAGCCGAACAATGGCTCGATGAAAACAATAATAATCTTGAGAATACTACTATGATTGAAGAATACGATGATAACTGGAATAAAATTGGCGGGTTTGTTTATACGGAGGCTAAAAATGAAAACAGAAATTAATATTAAAATTGACGGAAGTAAAGTGTATATTCGTGAAGTTAATTGTTTGCCTGAAGAATATGAAATTTCAGAAGATTGGCCGATAATAGTGTATGAGGTTTGCGAATATCTTCATGATTATTTGGAAGGATTGAATTAAATGATAAAACGTTGCCCGAGATGCGGCGGAAATGAATTCGTTGTATATGGTCATGTTGTACAAAAATGGCTGGTTAATAAATTTGGTTTATGTCAGAAAGTACTTGATGACTGCATTGAGGTAACGCACGATCCAACTGATAATGATATCTGGACTTGCAAAAAATGCTGTATCAGCGCAAAAGGTGAATATTTTAATGTAGAGGAGTGATGTCCCTTGGGCTTATTAGGAGACAAGCATGTCTATTCTTATTCACAGTTAAGCTCATTCGATGAATGCAAATACAATTTTTATTTGCAGCGTATTGAAGGCTTGGAAGAAGAAGCTTCAAATGCTTTTGCAGAAAGAGGTTCGTTGATTCATGATTTGCTTGATCAGTGGGCAAAGAAAATACTGACAAAAGAAGACATGCTTGCTGAATACGAACGCAGATATTCCAACGAGGTTGTAACAGCATGGCCCAGAATTCTTGCGTCAAAAGGCTATGCGAAAAAAGCTTACGAAACTGGCGTTGAATTTCTTGAAAGCTTTGATGAATTTAATGGTTATGATGTTCTTTCGGCAGAAGAAAAGTTTACTATTCAACTTCCTCTTTCAAACGGGGAAACAAGACCGTTTGTTGGCATTATTGATATGATGCTTCGGGATAAAAAGTCTGGAGACTTGATTATATGCGACCATAAATCAAAATCGCTTCAGTCTTTCAAGAAAGACGAAAATAAAATGTATCGTCAGCAGCTGATTTATGCTACATACGTTAATGAACATTATGGACAATGGCCTGATAGTCTTATGTTTCATTTATTTAATGAAAGTGGCGTTAAGCCTCAAAGACTTTTCTCGTTGGAAGAATACAGAGAAACAATTGAATGGGCTACAAAACAGATTAAAGGAATAGAAGAATATTCAGTTCTTGACTGGCTTACTTGTAAAGAAAAGCCTGACTATTTTTGCTGGAATTTATGTTCGGCAAGAAGAAATTGCCCTAACGGTGTTGAACCGCCGCCAAAATATAAACGAAAGAACGAAGAATACGAAGGTTATAAGGAATAAAAGAAAGGAACAACAGAAATGAAATTCGGTAAAACACTGACAGAACTTGCAATGGAACTTGATCGCCAGAACAGAGCAAAGAAAGATTACCTTGTTGACACTCGCAATATAACAATGGATGCAGATGCTAATATTGCACAGTTGAGTATTCGCAATGACACAACAGGACAGACACTGATTCTTGGGGTTAATGAAGTTGCTCATAACCAGATTGGTACGACGCTTGGTATTCCGGCTAAGTATTATGACAAGATGCGTGCTGATAACCCTGAACTGCTGGCAATGAATGTAAACAGCTGGTTTGAAAAGAAACCTAAGACTCATATGGTCAGGACACTGGATAATACAGTGAGAGCATTCCTGTCTGATTCCTATCGGAGGATTGATAACTTTGATATCGCACAGACTGTTCTGCCAATTCTTGGTGAGGTGTTTGACGTTACTAATCCGCAGAATTCTTTTGAAGTTACGGATGAGCGTCTTTACCTCAAAGTGGTGAATCCTCGGCTGACTACAGAAGTTGTGCCTGGAGACGTTGTGCAGGCTGGTATTATGATTACCAATTCTGAAGTAGGTCTTGGCTCTCTTACGATTCAGCCGCTGATTTATCGACTTGTTTGTTCTAATGGTATGGTTGTAACAGACGCTAAAGTTCGCAAGTATCATACTGGCAGAAGAAATGAGGCAATGGAAGACTTCACGCTGTATAGCAGTGAAACGCTTCAGGCTGACGATATTGCGCTTCAGCTCAAGGTAAGAGACACTGTGAAGGCTGTTGCTGAACAGGCTCGATTTGAAAGAGTTGTTGATCTTATGCGTCAGTCTCGTGAAGCTAAGATTACAACAGCCAATATTCCTGCGATGGTTGAACTTGCCGCTCCTGAGTTTGGTTATTCCAAACAGGAAGGTCAAGGAATTCTTGACTATCTGATTCGTGGCGGAGATCTGTCTCTGTATGGCTTTGCTAATGCAACAACGAGGTTTGCTCAGGATGTTAAGTCTTATGACCGCAGCACTGCTCTTGAAGCAGCTGGCTATTCTATTATGACTATGAGTAATAGAAAGTGGAACAATCTTCAGAATGCTTCGATGGGAGAACAGGTTGCATGACAAAAACATTTGAAATTTACTGGTCAGATTTAACAGAAGAATGTCAAAAACGATTGTATGAATTTCTTGGCAATGAAAATGGGAATTATGATGTTTTCCCATTTGCAACATTGTATAGGGAAGATGAACCAGACGAAGAACCAAATGGCTAATTGGCGGTGAAACTTATGACTGAAGCTGAATGCAAACTTGAAACAATCAAACATATAGCGCAGACTGAACAAGAGAAACAAACGATGGAGCAGCAGCAACAAGCCGAACGTGAGCGTATTAAAGCGCAAGCCGCTGCTGATGTTCAAAAGATTGACGCTGATGCAAAAGCATATGCTGTAAAAGTACAAGCAGAAGCTCAGGCTGAAGCTAACAAAGAAATTGCCGCTACTTTAAGTGAATCACTTATTAAGTATAATATGATTCAGCAGTGGAATGGTAAGTTGCCCGTTGTTTCTTCTGATGCTATGAACATTATTGATCTAAGTGATCTGGAGAGCGAAGGATTAAATGAAGAACCCTAAATGGTTATACCGTCTTGAAAGTACAGATCCAAGTAATGGTTTATGGTATAACTCTCATAATGAATATGTGTTTGGTATTGGAGAGTTGCCAAACTGTAAAACAAAAGACTTACCAATGGGCTATGATGAACGCTATCATAAAGATGGCAAAAATTGGAATTCGTCTTGTAGCAAAAAAGAAGATTTAATGCATTGGTATAGTTTGCAGGACGCGTTGAATCTTATAGCAAATGGATTTGTGTTTACAAGATACCTTGCAACAGAATATGAAGAATATGATTTAGAAACTACATTTATAAAAGATACTTGTTTAGCAAAAGAAATTATTGATATTAATTCTTTATTTAATTAAGGAGATATTGATTAATAAAAGGAGGGATGTCATTGCTTGAATTCGAAAATTATCATTGCCATACATCTTATAGTAACGCTCTGACGTCTCCAGACTCTACCATGTCAATAGAAGACTATGCGAAAGTATACAGAGAACGAGGTCATCATGTTCTTTGTATGTCCGAACATGGCAACCGTTCCAATGTCTGGCAGCAGTTTGAAGTTGCATTGAAGTATAGTTCAGACGACTTCAAAATGACGCCACTTGCAGCAGCTGAAGCATACTTTGTTCCAGACAGAACTGTGAAAGAACACAGAGGATATCATTTAATTCTTGTGGCTAAAAACATGGAAGGCTTCTATGAGTTAAATGAAATTCTTTCTGAAGCTAATTTAACAGGATTCTATTATCATGCAAGAGTAGATTTTGAACTGCTTCGGCGGCTAAATCACAAAAACTTTATATGCACAACAGCGTGTGTTGCTGGTATTGACACAGAAGAACTTGCTGTAGAATTATCAAATATTTTCAGAGAGAATTTTTATCTTGAAGTGCAACCTCATCCACAGCAGATTCAGATAGAAAGAAATAAATGGCTGTTGGAAATGTCCAAGAAATATAGATGGCCTTTAATATTCGCAACAGACAGTCATTACATTACAAAAGAAGACAAAGAACTTCGAAGAGAATTATTGCTTGCTTCCAAAATTACTTATGGAAATGAAGACGAATTTCTTCTTTATTTACCTACAGCTGAAGAAGCAGTAGAAATGCTTAAAACTCAAGGAGTATTAAACCGTGCTCAAATAGAAGAAGCAATGGAAAATACTTTGGTTTTAAGAGAATTTGAAGGAATTCATTTTACAAATGAAAAAAAGATACCTAATCCTTATCCTGATATGACGTTGGATAAACGTAATTTTCTATATAAGAAAACTGTGTGCAATGAATATATCAGAAAAGCTGGAATGCCTACAAAGGATGAAGCTGCTGAAATTCATGCTGAAATGGACACAATGACCAGTACTAACACTGCCGATTATCCTTTAATAATGAAAAAGATAATAGACAGAGGAATAGAATATGGTGGTGTACTTACCAAGACTGGCAGAGGCTCTGGTGCATCGTTTGTTTCCAATTATGCTATGGGATTTTCATCCATTAACAGATTGCATTGTCCTGTTAAAATGTATCCTGAAAGATTTATTTCGGCAGATCGTTTGGCTAACGGATTACCCGATTTGGATCTGAACATGGCAAATGTTGAAGCTTTTGAAAAGGCTGGAAAAGAAATTCTTGGTGAGTATGGTTGTTTACCGATGATTGCATACGGTACAGCGAAAACGTTGTCTGCTTTTAAGCTTCTGGCAAGAGCAAGAGATCTGGATTTTGAAACTGCAAATGCTGTTGCAAAACAGATTCAAAACTACGAAATGGACGTAAAACATGCGCGAGAAAATAATGCAGATGATCCTGATTACAACGTAGATGATGATATTCAGATAGAGTCTTATATTGAGGACAAGTATCTTGAATTAATCGAAGAATCAAAAAAGTACAAAGGAATTATCACAGCAATTTCTCCTCATCCATGTGCGCATATCCTTTCGGACAAAGACTTGCGAAGAGAAATAGGCGTAATAAGAGTTAAGTCAAAGTCTGGATCTAAAGATGCTGTATATGCGGCATATATTGATGGTAAAACAGCAGACTCTTATAACTATTTAAAGGCTGACTTTTTAAGAGTCGATGTTGTAAAAACAATTTACAATGCATTTACAGCTGCTGGATTGCCTGTAATGACTGTAGACGAATTACTTGAAGCTGTTAAAGACGACAAAGAAGTATGGGATTTGTATGCTAAAGGTTATACGATTGGTTTAAACCAGGTCGAAAGAGAGAAATCATCTCAACGTTGCATGATTTACAAGCCAAAGAATGTAACTGAATTATCAGCGTTTATTGCTGCAATAAGACCCGGTTTTAAATCAATGCTCAGTACATTTATCAGTCGCCAACATTTTGCATACAACATTCCTTCTCTTGATAATCTTTTGGCAACAAAGGAAATTCCAGACAGCTTCTTAATGTTCGATGAACAGATTCTTCAGATTCTAAAAGCTGCAGGAATTCCAGGTCCAAAAGCTTACGCAACAACAAAAGCAATTAAGAAGAAGAAGACTGAAAAAGTATTAGCAGCAAAAGAAGAATTCAAAAATGGGTTTACTAAAGTTCTTCAGGAGCAGGAAGGTGCTTCAGAAGAAAAAGCACATCAGACAGTTGAACAAATATGGAGAATTATAGAGGATGCTGCGAATTACATGTTTTAACAAAGATAGAACCTTCACACAGTAATGTGTGTCGAAAAACACAGTGAACCGATATATGTCGGGTGTCGCATAAATGCGGCTAACGAAGAAAAGCTAAGTATTTCAGAAAGTAATATTTTACATAGGAAGGTGGTGATAAGTTTAATGAAATACAAACCAGGTGATATTGTTGGAGAATTGTTGCTGCAAAATAAGTTTTCATATAAAACTCCAACAGGTAGAGTCCGCTCTAAATGGCATTGTATATGCTCATGCGGAAAAGAAACTGATGTAATCGAATCAAATTTATCTACTACCAAGTCTTGTGGTCATCTTAAAGAAGAATTTTACAAGAACAGAAAATACGAAGATTTAACAGGTCAAAAGTTTGGATATCTTACAGTTAAGGAAAGAGCAGAAAGTCGTATTGGTATATCAGGACGTAAAATAACAAGATGGTTGTGCCAATGCATATGCGGAAAAACAATTACTGTTGATGCAAGAGAATTGAAAAAAGGAACAGTTTTAAGTTGTGGATGTAAACGCTTCGAAAAACAACGAATGAAATATGACTTAACTGGAAAAACAATTAATTCAATTTACGTTGTTGAGAAACTTATGTCTGTTAAATATAATAAGACTTCATCTTATGGAAAATATAAATGTATATGTTTGGAATGCGGAAGTGAATTTAATGTATTTGCAAGTGCTCTTCGAAGAGGACAAATAAGCTGTGGATGTTTAAATTCAAAAGGTGAATATGAAATTGGTAAACTGCTTAAGCAGTATGACATACCTTTTAAGTCTTCATTTTCGTTTCCAGATTTGCTTTCTCCTTTAGGATATCCGGTATTTTTCGATTTTGCTTTGTGGGACAATAATGGAAATATGAAACTTATAGAATATCAAGGAATACAACATTATATTCCGCAGCCTGATCATTTTGGTGATTACCAAAGAGAAATTACCGATCCTTTGAAGAAAGAATATTGCAAAAACAATTATATACATTTATATGAAATTACATATAAAGATGACATCAAAGAGAAACTTAATCAAATACTTTCTGAAATATATGCAGACTTCGTGCCAAGCTCTGACTAATCAGAGAAGGTGTAACGACCATTCCGAAAGGAAGTACATTCGCCGTGAAATCCGGCGTTTGGAAGCGCTGTGCCCCTGTAAAACAGGGTGATGACATGGTCTACTCCGCTAATAAATATCGGGAAACCGACGGTAGTAAGGTGTTGTGCTCATGCTTTCAGCATGGCTTGTGATTCTCTCTATGCAGCATGGTTAAAGGTTCATTATCCATATGAACTTTATATAACAATGCTCAAACTGTATGATGAAAAGAAAAATACCGATAAAATATCGGCTATTATTTCAGAAATGCAGAAATATAAAGGTATTAAATTAACTGCCGGAAGATTTGGACAAGACAACAGAGACTGGGTTGTGGACAGAGAAAACGAAACTATTTCACAGTCGTTGTCTTCTATCCGATATATGTCCAAGAAAGCTGCTCAAGACCTGCAGCGGCTGGGCATGAATTCATACTCTACATTTACAGACGTACTAAGAGCCATTCAGATGGAGACTTGTTTGGACACCCGTCAGATAGCGATTCTCATAGAGTTAAATTACTTTATTGATTTTGGTAAGTCTGGCAAGCTTATGAAGGTTTATGAAAATTTCTTTGAAGGAAAGCAAAAACTTACTAAAACAATTAAATCGTATGAGACTCGGCTTGAAGCGTGCAGAGAATATGAGAATTCTTTGCCAAATGAAGAACTTCCGATAAGTCAGCGATTAGCGTCTGAATTAAGTAATGTAGGATTATGTTTGTCATACGACAAAGAACAACCAAATAACCTGTATTTTGTAAGGGAACTGGATGATAAATATGGCATAAAAGCAAAGTTTTATTCAGTTCAAAGAGGTACAACAGGTTTAATAAGAGTCCGAAAGGACGACTTTGCAAAACAGCCCTTCAACGAAGGAGATTGTGTTTTGTTGGAAAAGTACAACAAAAGTCCCAAGTACATATATAAAGGCGGCGCAAAAGAAGTTGTGCCTGGAGAATATGATATTTGGGCAAAAGGATACAAAGTGCTCCCTAACAATAGAAATTAAAGGATGGTAAAAGAAATGAAATACTATAGTGTTGATAGTGTATTCGGTAATGGTCGAAATTTCTATGATGAAAACGGGAACTTCGTTGGTTATTCAATCGATAGTGTATTTGGAAACGGTCAGAATTTTTATAGTGCTGACGGAGAACATACGGGTTATTCGATTGATAGTATCATAGGAAATGGTCAGAATTTATATAGTGACGAAAAAGGTTTTGCCGGGTATACAATTGAAAGCGCATTTGGTAATGGACAAAATATTTATAACAGCTCCGGAGAGTTTTCCGGTTATTCAGTCGATAGTATCTTTGGAAACGGTAGTTTTGGAGAAATTGATACGGATGCGTTTTAAGCAATTTATGGGAGCATCTGCGACGGGCGGCCCCAAAGCCGCCCGTCGTACAAAAAATAAGAAAGGATGATGCTCTCATGGGTTATACAATTCCTTTAAAGTTTATCCGGATTTCTACAAAAAGAAGTGACAATCGTCAATTCGATGTTTCTATATGCGCTACTCGTATTGTGGCAATAATGTCAACAGAAATTCATCAGGCAAGAAAAGTAATTACAGACGAAAGAAAAAATGGGACACTTATAAATGGCTGCGGTTTGGCAAAAGCAAAGTCAGCCATATTCTTAGATAACGGATCAGTTGTTTCCTCACCGATGTCTGTTAAACGTTTAATGGCTATGATAGAAAAGTCAGGAGATAAAACAGATACACGTGTGAATAAAAGAATGAAAGTCTATGATGTTTATGATGAAGATATAGAAGATGAGGAAAGTGACGAATCTGAAGATTACGAAGACGAAGAGAATGACGAAGAATAGTTCGGTACCGAAGCTTGAAGTCAAGCGAAATGTACCGTAAAGGAAAGAAAGTTGGGTGCCAAACGTGCAAGTTTGGTTAAATGGTCTATAACGGTAGGGAGAACCGCGGCTCGCTATCAAGACAGCAGCAGCCCCATGATTAATATTTTTAGATTAAAGGAGTGGATGTATTTGAGTGTACACAACTACGGCGACGAAGACCAAAACGACCTGATGAACTTAATTGACAGCTACAAAGGAGAGGCACAAATGGATAATAAAATTCAGCAACTCATGAGTGAAGTAGAAACCTACAAGCAAGCTATTCAGGACGCAAAAGACGCGTTGGCTTCTGCCGAGATGGAACTGGACGAAACTCTTGATGAGGAATATAATCGTCAGTAAGTAACTTTCGGGGCAGGGCTTTATTGCTCTGCCCCTTTTTTTATTTGGAGAAAGATATGTTTGCAGAAAATAAAGCAATGTTCGTTTTTCAGAATAATAAAGGTCAAGTGTTTTATAGCCCTGTGATATCAATGAGTGTCGAACATTATCTTATGGACCATGATACACGACCTTTACTTCATATTGCTGCTGAAATTTGTAATCCATCGAATTACATTGACAAAAAGTCTTTTAACATATCAGACGAAGATGTTCTTGAAATGCTGGAGGAATGCAATGCAACAGATCAGTATGTTCGAATTGATAGATACTGAGAATTTATTGCCGGAACAAAGACAGAAGCTCAGAAGAGCGTTAAAAAGAGGTTCTGGGTTCGAAGGTGGAAAAGACAGAATTAAAAAAAGTTCTGAAATTCTATCAAGGAAAGAGTTTGCTGATTTTCTAAAGAAAGAATACGGAATTGGAGGAAGCTCTTTTGAAGGAGGGTTCGTAGACTCAACTTCTATGGGCATCCGCATCTATGAAAAAGGCTGGATGAACAGAAAAGAATATACCTGGACACAAATAGCAGATGAAATATTGAACATGATATCTACAAATTCGTATTAAGGAGTGGGAACAATGGGTAGGTTCACAATACCTCTTTCCAATGGTTATAGACTTGTCTCTGAACAGAACACGGGAGAATTTGACAAAGAACTTTATGTTGGAATTGAAGACCCTAATGGAGCTTATGTGCAGGATCTGGTTGTTGTACGGCCTACCTATAAGTTCGAAGGAGATAGCATAAAATTCGACGCAGATAAATTTGAAATTTTATTGTGGGGTAATGCGGATATGGAAGATTTCACAGACAAATTTGTAATTCCGCTGCATCAGGACGATGAGTAACGAAGAGATTATCTGGAATTTTCTTTATGAAAAATTGAATAATCCTTATGGGGCAGCTGCAATGATGGGAAATTTGTTTGCTGAAAGTTCCCTAAATCCAATTCTTGCGAACAATGTTAAGAAAAAAACAGGATTGACAAACGAACAATATACATCTGCAGCAGACAGCAGAATGAACAATTCATTCGTGTCGGATAGAATTGCTTACGGTCTGGCACAATGGGCTTTCAGCACAAGAAAAAAAGGACTTCTTGATTATGCGGAAAAGAAAGGGACTTCAGTTGGAGATATCCATACACAGCTGGAATATCTCTGGGAAGAACTGCAAAAATATAAGACAGTAATAAATGTGTTATATTCATCACAATCTGTCAAAGAAGCATCCGACATAGTTCTGCTGAAATACGAAAAACCAGCAAATCAATCAGACGCTGTTAAACAACTACGTGCGAAATATGGACAAAAATATTTTGACAAGTATGCAACAGCTAAAGAAACAATAAAAATAGTTTTACCGAAAAAGCTCGCAAAAGAAATAAAAAGCAAATTGGAGAAATTGATATGAGCATGACTTACTGGGGAATTAATGGGTTTGGACTTTGTTTGGACTCTGTTTACGGAGCATTAAACCAGAAGGTTGTGAAAGAAAAAATTAAAGAACTGTTTAAGCCAGACCAAACAGAAGGTATCGACGATGTTGCCGATATTCTGGACGCTGACTGGTTTTATGGCGATCCATATTCAAACTTTGCTGAATTTCTGGTTGAAGGTTATGACGAAAAAAAGATTTTGAGTTGGGAAGACGATGGTAACGGAAGAGCATTTTTACTGTACCAACCGCCTTATCCGTGGCAGTTAAAGCCTGAAGATCCGAAAACCTGTGATGAATTAATTAGTTATATGGTAAAAGTTCTTCAGAATGTATTTGACTTGTCGCATAACGAAATAGCATCAAAGCTTGATTTTATAAGTGATTGGGGATGTGGTTAATGGCTGTACCAACTATGGCTTTCACAATCTATTTAACAGACGAAGAAATAGAAAAAATAAAAGAAAAATTTAATATTAAAAGTAATGAGGATGTTCGTAGAGCAATTTACGAATGCATCTCAACTTATCTGGAGATGTAAATGAAAATAAAAGAATTAATCGATAACAAAACTTTTTGCTTTAATGTAAACTTTAGAATCTATCAGTATATTCCATTAAGACACAGAGAAGGCAGAATGATTCTGAAATATGATTCTATGGTTGATGAATGGAAAGATGAAGATGGATTATTTGACCATGAAATAAGCGCAGTTAATCAGTCATCAACAGGGACAGTGGAGATAGAATATTGTGACTAAGCAACAGATTATAAAAATTTTCCAGAATTATGTACTCAACGATTATGAAGCATCCAGCAGAGAATATATTGAAGATGCTTTATTTGCTGTTGCGGATGAATATGAAATCAGAGAATTAGGATTCGGGTGGGTGCTGGATGAAGATAACGAGGATGATTAATGGAGTAACTTACAACATTGAGTTACTGCCGGACGAGCTTTATGAAGCTTTTTTCGAACAAAGAGAAAAATTCGACATAGAGGACATTATTAACTATGGAGAAGAGATGACCGAAAAGGAAATGGAAGAAGAGCTCGGCTGTACATACAGTGAGTTTCTTTCAATGAAGGAAGAAATGGCACAGGAAATGCGAAGAAATATAGACAAGTACGGTATGGACTTTATTTACGCAAGAGAAGAAGCAATAGAAACAGTAATTCGTAGAAACAAAGTAGTTTGCAACTGAAAAAAACTACAAAAGACCATAAGGCAAACTACTCGAAAGGAGTAGTTACCTTGGAAGAAAAGGTTAATTTTGAACTGGACGCCGGAAATAACGGCTGGCGTTGTTCTGGATGCGGTCTGCTTATTGACGCAATTGGCAGACCGCTCCTCGGCAACGAAACATGGGTTATTCAATCAAAAGGAATTGCATGGATAGAAAATAAACCAGAATGGAACTACTGCCCTAAATGCGGAAAGGCGGTAGATAAACATGCCTAAAAAAAAGAAAACAGAAGAAATAAAAAAAATAGAATTTCCTGAACAATATATGGTTATCGCCGCAGATCTTAGTTTGCGTAGACCTGGATGGTGTGTGCTTAAAATGTATAACGGAAAACCATATGTTGCAAACCTCTTTTCTTTGGACAACAAAGGAAAGAAAAACAAAACACATGGACAGATTTTATCTGAGATTTATGAAATTTTTTATAATAACGTTATAAGTAACCTAAACATTATGCCTTCATGCTTTTTCGTTCGGGAGAAATCCATCATGCATATGATGACACCAGCAGAACGCG